GGCTTATTACTCCGATTTTTGACCGCGACTTTGCACTTAAATGTTTTACCAGACGCACTTCTGGCGGAAATATAAGCAATTCCGACATTTTTTCCACTAATCTTACCGGTTGACGAAACTGTTGCAACTTTAGCGTTCGAAGAAGACCATCTGTATTTCTGTTTCGTATTCAGCATTTTAAGCTGCGCCGTTTTTCCTTTGTACAGTGAAATATTTGAGCTGCTGATCCTCGGTGCTTCTACTGTCACCAAACACCGATAACTCTTCTTCCCGATTTTGGCAGTAATCGTAGCTGTTCCTCGGGCCTTTGCTGTTACTTTTCCGGCATTATTCACAATCGCATTTCTTGAGTTACTAGACCATTTTGGTTTCGCTTTCGTTCCGACTATCTTCAGCCGCATTGTCTGTCCTGTGCAAATCATCACCTTCGTTTTGTTAATTTTAACTGTTGCCGCCGATACCGGAACCGCCATGGCAAGTGCCATAATCGCTGCCAGCAAGATCACTGTAAACTTTTTCCACTTTTTCATTTACTTCTTCCTCCCTTGGATTGATATTTTAATTATACATCTGATAAAGAGAAACTACAATGATAATCGCAGTAATTGATTAGGCAAAATCACGTAGAATCCATTTTTTGCGTTTCCGTGGAATTTTACGTTCAAAAAAAAATCGTGCCCGTATTTAAGCCGTTTTATTTGAGTAAGGCTGTGTCAATGATCTGAAAGTTTGCCCGGTGGATGTAAAGGGCTTTCCCGTCAATCATGAGTTTTGTCATTTTCGGCAACTTCTTCGGAATTTTCCAGTATACTTCGTCACCAGAATATGCTGTAATAGGTTGTCCAAGCTGAGATTTAATCACAACAACTCTGGATTTTCCGAAATAATTCTTGTACTGATTTACGATCCCGGCAACGTAAGTATTGTCAGAAAGTTTTCCTGTAGATTGACTGTAAATATCAGTCTGCTCAAAATCCACATCCGGTTCCAGACCATCTTGCTCAAATATGCAGGTGTCGCCGCAGCTCTGGATTTCCTTGCCGTCAATATTGATTGTGATCACGGATGACAGCTCGTATCCGCTGACCACAGTTCCATCACTGTTGTAAGAAGTTGTCTTAACCGGATTGCCCTGAACATTGATCTTGTCGCCGACCGTGGTCATGACCTTTTGACCGTAGTTATCATAGGTACGGATTGTATATCCATTTCCAACCAGATTGCCTTTGATGTCATTAATAGTATCGTCCATCAGAGCGCATCCGGCAGCCCCTCCGGCAAAGCACAGACACAGGATTGCCAGTAACATGATTTTTAATTTTTTCTTCATCTTTTTTCCTCCTTCTCGTCAAAATGATGGTATCCCCATTTAGGGATTAAAATAAATGCCAGCAATGGCCACGCTGAACCTGTCACTTTACAGACCGTGGCAATAGCCGCTGAACAAGCGATCACTGATACTGCGTTCAGAATCATAACATATTCCATTTTCTTTCCCTACTTTCTCGATAATTGATTGAATAAAATCGGCTAGAATCCATTTTTATGCGTCACGTGAGGAAATTATCATTCAAGTGTTTTTGAAACGTTTTCCACTTCATTTGTCACGGCAAGAATCAGTTTTCCCACGAAATGTTCTTCCGGCATCCCCACGTATCTGCTCCTGAGAGTTTCCTCTTCAGCTGCGAATTGTTCCCACAGTCTGGAATCATCCCACGGGATCCACCAGTATTTCTTGTGCAGTCCCCACACCTCCTGCCAGATAGCAAAATATTTTGTTTTAAAGTCCATGCGTTTCTCCTGTATGTTGAGTTTATAATCAATTACTGTAACGTTTTTGACTAGAATCAATTTGAATCGTTTGCGTGAGGAAATTATCACCTATGGTATTTCAAACGGATTTCGGATTGGTTTAGTCAATGTATTCTTGGTCATCCCATTTCTGCTTTACCCGTTCACACAAAATGTCTTGATTTCTCTCTGAGAAGAACAACCAAATATGACGATCGAAGTCTTTTCCATTTCGCTGACCAAGGTCTGATTTAAAAAACTCATCTATCATGTCCTGATAGAACCGGAGCTCATCCTTTTCTTCCACGTCTGCTTTCAGAAGCGGTGAATCATCGCCAACGATAACTCCCATGAACTGATCAGCGTATTCGGCAGAAATCATCATGTGCTGTTCGCCCATGTGCGCCCGGTACTGCTTGAAGTAATAAGCGATAACTGCCATGGTCAGACAGATGTCATGATCTTCCAGAATATTCTCCTGTTCACCATACAGGGAATTAAACTTATTGTACAGAATCTGCGGTACATCTTCGTCCCGGTATTTCTCAGAACGATTTTTCTGTTTTTGCTTACGGCGCACTTCCTTCTGCTCAGTTGTCCGTGAAGGTATATTATTTATATTTAATATATTAATATTATTAGGAGCAGAAGTCTTTGAACCTTTATCATTATTTGATAAAGTCTTTTTCTCTGTACTTGATAAAGTACAGTCTTTATCTGTATCAGTAATTGATTTATCAGTAGTTGATATATCAGTTCTTTTATTATGGGGGTGATGTTCTACCTCTGGAGCTTCTAGGGGTAGGTTTTCTATACCTTGAAAAAAAGACTCTTGATTATTGTTGTTATCAGATACATCCTGCGGAGTTTCGTAAATATTATAAATGTACTCAAATTTAGATCGTCCCTCTTCTTTGCAAGGTTTTTTCTTATCTACAATAAGGTACCCTGTTGTTTTTAGTTCCTTTATAGTTGACTTTACTGCTGTTTCGTTTTCTTTCAAGATTGCACATAATCCCGGAATAGAATAATTCCAAGAATCCGGCAAAGAAAACATCACTGACAAAAGTCCTTTTGCTTTAAGACTTAAATTCTTGTCTCTTAAATGATGATTACTCATCATTGTATAATTCTTTGTTTTGTGTACTCTAAATACTGCCATAAAATGACCTCCATTCATTTTCAACCCTCCAAATTTATAAAAACAGTAGGCGTATCTCTTGGAGGTGAGATTTTCGGGAGCTACCCTAGCCTACTGAATTTAACTAAATATTAAATACCATACACTTCTTTGTTGTATTTTGCTCTATCCATATCGGATTTTATTCTTACCCATTTATCAATTTCTGCCATTGTTTCACACAAATTTTTCATCATGTTTATTCCGAACATAGGGATGCTCCCACATTCTGAGACGATTTTAAAATCAAGACTTGCAATCCCTTTATTGTTTTTATCAGAATTAAATCCAGTTAATAAAAAGTGATATCGACTATGTAACTTCGAAGGTAATAGAATTAAATTATTAATATCATTGTTGCTTCTGTCAAAGTCAATATGGTGGATTACATAGTTACTGTCGAAATCAATCCCATAATAGTCTTTGTAATATTTACGGTAATTAAAAGATTTTGCCATAGAAAAACACCTGCCTTTCGTATAAAAGATGCCTTGAATGTATGTAAATCAACAGGCAGGCGGCAAGGCATTTCCGCTTTTCGATGATCGGTCTAGCCTGTTGGTTTTACCAGTTTGAAAACAAAAAAAGAGCAGACTCCAAGACGGTATCACGGAAAACGGGTCACTGCTTCAACCCACAAATAAATATCATCTTAAGTCTGCTCAATATTTTGTTTTTTCAAGATATAGGTACTACTCGTTACTCATTTATTATACCGCAATCCGGCGGAAAGCGCAATGGTTTTTACCACGCTGGACTAGGGTTTTTTCGCCGGTTGTTGTCGTTCTGGGCTTTTGTAACAGCTTTCGCAATAGCACGTCCGTCCAGATTGATCGTGTTGGAAATGTACTGTGGAGATGAGTTCCCACTGGTGTTCATGTTCATCATTGCCATGGCAACGCCCTGTGTTACCGCCTGTGTCATTTCTTCCTTGCCCAGTCCAATACTTCCGTCCGGCATGTTTCCGGTGATGCTGTCAGCAATGCTCTTCATGGCCTGTTTGTTGGTCAATGGAAGGACCGCTTCTTTTCCAGCTTCACCGACACCGATCACGGATGCAGCATTGAAAAGACCACCTTTAGCATACCAGTCAATTCTCGAATTGTACCGCCACTTGTGGGTCTGTCCCTCTTGCCAGTCGGTGTAATCCATGGAGATATGTGGAGTTCTGATGTGAATCGACTCCATGCCGTTTCGGAGATTCTGCATAGCGGTTTGCCCAATGGAGTACATATTGCCAAAATTCGACTGAATAGTATTAACTATACCATTGATTGCTCCGCCAATGCTTGAGTTCATGGTTCCCCGGATGTAAGAGGAGATGTCTCTTCCAAGATTCTGCCACTTACCAAAAGCGATTCTGTACTGGCTTCCAAAGTGGCTGCGGACGGTTTCATCCATTCTGCCAAGCTCCGTGCTTGCGTCAATCTTCATCTGGCGAACATTTTTGGTTACTTCACGGGAAGAATTTCCCCAGTGCGTTGTCGTGCTGGTGTCAACACCTTTCATATAACCATCTGCTCGCTTCTGGATTTCAGCAAGATCGCTTGTAGTAGTGCTTACCATTTTATTTGTTGCATTTTTTGTATCAACACTTGCTGTCATCATAGTTGAGGAAATTTTTTGTTGCGCACCAACAATATTATTTTCAACTGCAGTAGTAACAGCTCCGGTAGCGTTTGGAAAATCTTTCGATAATTTTTTATTCAAATCATCGAGAGGTACTCCTGCATTTTGTAACGCATTGTATACTATTTTTAACGCTTCGTTTGCACTTTGTGCGCTTCCTCCGGTGTTCTGTAACTGATCTCTTACGCCGATATATGTACCACTAAATTCATCACCTTTTAAGCTTAAAAGGTACAAAGTGTCAGAAAGCGTGCTAATAGCTTCTTTTGCACTAAGAGAAGACATATCAATCTGGCCCGTACTTTCGGAAAAACCGTTTCCTAATGCCTGAATCTTATCTGTCATACTATTGATAAATTCAGCAGAAACGCCAGCCTGTGCACCATATTGTTCAAGAGCACTTCTGGCTTGTTCTGTCGAAACTCCGTATTCTTTAAGCTTTTCAATCATATCAGAATACATTTCATCATGAGATTTACCAAGCTCTTCATCTTTTTCAATCATTTTCCACAATGCTTCAGATTGATCGTTCGTGATTGTGGTCATCTCATTTAATTTAGTAGCATAATCGTGCAGATATCCGCCATACTGAGTAGCCATTCCATTTCCACCTTGCATAGTTTCAAACAACCCTACAAGTTTTTTGGTAAGAATTACTGCTCCTGCGGCAGCAATAGCTATTCCGCCACCGGTTCCTACAAGAGCTGCGAGTGATGAGCCAAACGCTGGAATCGTAGTAGATGCTGCTGAAGTCAATGCTGGGCCTAACATGTTCTGAACAGCTGAAGACAGCAAACCAATTACAGTATCACCTGTGAAAAATTTTACGATTCCATCGACAAATGGCATTAATTTCATACCAATGGCAAATGTTGCTATAGCCTGAATAAAAGTTCCTGCCGATGTGGTACCAAGACCATTCCAAATTCCGCCCAGAACCTCGCTGATAACTGTTGTGATTTGTGACAAGTGTTTCGACCAGTCTATTTCGCTAAGGAAAACACCTATATTATGTCCAAAAGCTTCCCAATCTACACCGTTCGCAATGTCGACAAGGGATGTTAAAAGGTTATTTATGAACTCTTCAAGCTTCTGACCATTTTCTTTCCACTTGAATTGCTGCATAAAGGTCGTGATTCCGCCAGTAATATTGTTGACTAAATCATCCCATTTAAAAGTTAAAGTAAATGATTCAAGGGAAGTAAATGCACCGTTCAACCCAATTGCCAATACATGTGCAATATTTGTAAAATTAATTTTTGCAAATACTCCATTTAATAAATTAGCAAATGCTTCACCTATGTCAGAATACGGTAAATGATTTACAAGTCCAGCAAATATATCCCAGGTTTTCATAAAAGATTTTCCGATAAGATTTCCGAGATTAGTCCAATCTACCTCTTTTACGATACCGGAAATTCCATCTCCAAATTTAGCTCCTAAGTTATACCAATCGATTCCATCAAGGATTTGGTTCATGGTATTAACTATAGTATTAAGTCCGGCACCTATCGTTCGTCCCATTAAGTTCCAGTCAATATTATCAACAAGACTGTTAAATGTTTCTGTAAAAGCGTCTGTGAAAGCCGTGATTTTAGGGCCAACATTTTTCCAGCTTATAACATCGTAAATCTTGTGAATTCCAATGTTGATCATGTCAGCAATGGTCTTTCCAAGTCCTTTCCAGTCATGGTTAAGAAAAGCTTTGCGGATTTTTTCAGCCCATTTATTGATAGGGGTTTCTTCTTTGTTCAGAGCATCGTCTATCTGGTTTGTGATTCCGCCAAGACCCAATGACGGTGTTGCACCGGTTCCAGTTTTACCCTTTCCGGTACCAGGTGTTGAACCAGATGAACTAGAATTATCTGTGAGCTGATTCAGTTCGTCAAACGGAAGAACAGAAAGAGCTTTTTTCAGAGCTTTTGCTGACGAAGTAGCATCGTCCAGCCCAGAAGCTGCTGCATCTCCGGCATCCTGTAATCCGCTAAGGTCTGCTGAGGAATCTTCCAGTCCGGCAAGATCGTTTACGACCCCGCTTGTGGATCCCTTGATTTTTTTGCCCATCAGAACGTACATAAAGTTGCGGAATGTTTCCGCAGCCTGCATAAGTTTTGACATCAAGGCATTAAGAGCTTGGATTCCCGGAAGAACTGCTGCGATTAAGCCCTGTCCGATAACAGATGCAAGGGACTGGATGTTCATAGTAAGGAGACGTACTTGGTTTGCATATGTCAATTAATGTTATCCTATAGGCTTTTTATCCTATAGTTCTTATAGTTTCCTATAAGTTCGGCGTACATTTTCATCCCATAAGGATGTCGGATACTCTTGGGGATATTATATTCTAAACTCTTTAATAAAAAAGAGCCTAGGTTCAATCCCTACGCTCTACAATGTGCTATAGCTTTTGCTCTATAGCCTTATCTCGGTATTAACTTATTGACTTATCCTGTAAATATAATATGTTCGTATTAAGTCAACTTAACCTTTACCGATTTTACCCGATTTTCACTGATGTATTACTACATCAGGCGGCACATAGTCTACCGGCTGTTCTGGCGAAGTCTCCCTGCTGCGCACTTGTAACTGACATGATGTAGTTATAGCGCAGCATTGTTTTTTGTGCCTGTGTCATGGAATTATAGGCTGTTGTAATTCCTTGTGACAACGCATACTCCTGTAAATTTGCAATTGAAAGATTGATTCCGAGCTGTTTTAAAGGCTCGATTTCCAATTATGTTACCGTACCGGCTTTTTATCCGATACTTCCGGGAGTTTCCTCGCATTATGGGATGTTGATTCATCCCCGGTTCAGCGTACCTTTTCACCCTCGTATAACGTTAGGCGCTATATTTAATAGTGGATTGACTTTATCAATCGTGTCGAACACTCTTGGGAGCATTATATTTATTCAGCTCCTACGCGTTACGGTGGCAGTCAGCCGTTAGCAGTCTGGCTGCTTACCTCGGGATTAGCATGTTGATAATCAATTTAGCTTTCCCCGATTTTGCTCGATTTTCTATGCAGCCTTTCGACTGCAAGGGGCAAAATGTCTACCCGAAATGCCCGCCCTTATTTTATAAAAGGCGGTATCAGTATCAATGTTGTAAAAAGATGCCAAATCTCCGGCTAATCCTGCAAGAGTTGTTGACATCTTCGCAGCTGATTCCTGCGCCACGCCAGAAGCATTCAGCATTGCCATCATGGTTCCAGAGTAGTTCTTTGCTGCCAGTTCCGATAATCCAAACTGTTTTGTCGCCGTAGATGCAAACTTGTATGCCTGATCTGCCATGCTTCCAAAAGCAACATCTACAACGTTCTCGACCTCAGCGATATCAGAACCAAGCTCGAGAATTCCTTTTCCGCCCATGATTTCACTAAATTTGTTCATTACAGCTGAAGCTGCTTTGAAGCCAAGGACGCTCTTAATGAAAGAACCCACATTGAAAGATGCTGTCTTCAGTCCACTACTCCTGCTGACCAGATTTGATATTCCAGCTGCCAGAAATCCCAGTCCGCTCTTTGCTTTTGTTGCTACTCCACCAAGTAACGAAGAAAGCCCTGAACCGATAGAGGAAAGCTTGTTAAAGGAATTGACCACAGTGTTCGTAGCAGTTCCTACTTTTCCACCGGCCGTCGCCAACTGCCCGAGGGCTTCAGTCATTCTCAGCGTATTCTCACTGATCTGTGGAGCGTTCTGCATGGCGGCAAAGAACTTCTTTACTTCTGTGGCCAGATTAGCCAGCTGCGATGCTGTCTGTCCGGTTTTGTTACCAGCACTTGCCAATCGTCCTATGGATTGTACAAACATGTTCGTAGATTCCGAAACAACCCTTGTACTTGCCATGGAATTGACGACTTTTCTTAATTCTTTTCCAAGGGTTTTTAAGCCCGATGCAGATTGGCTAGTCTTTTCTCCAGCATTAGCAAGTCTCGCCAGTGAACCTACAAACCGGTTGACACTGGAAGATACATCCTCAATATCATTTAAGCTGTCGATGCTTTTGATGATTTCTCCCATCTTTGAAGTGTCAAATCCACTCATATCTGCCATCGCAAGTCTGCTTAAGGAATTGATAACATTCGTGATTTTAGAATCCTTGAAGTTCATTCCGTTAAGAGCGTTCATGGTGCTAGAAATTTTTCCAACACCGGTTATTGCGGGCTGCATCTTCACAGCATCAATTTCTTGAAATTTTTGAATAGCGTTTACTGCTGACTTGACGTTTTTTGTATCAATCTTTGGAATTGAAACATTAGAAGCACCTTTTAAAGAACTTAATCCAGCAGCCAGATTCTGCAAAGATTTCGTACTCGCTCCAAGCGTCGTAAAGTCAACTTTTGACAAGCTCCGAAGCTGACCGGTTAATCCAGATAAGTCCGGCACACTAACTTTTGTTTTGTTTAATGTCTGTAAGGCTGCTGATACTCTTCCAATTTCACGAGCGTAGTTTCTAAGCCCACCAGTATTGACGTTCCCCAGTGCTGTGTCAACATCCTTTAACTTTTTAGCCAGATTTCCCAATGCTTTTGTAGCGTTCCTGGTACTACTGTTTATTTGTATATCAAGGGTATCAATGGTATTATCAGCCATAAAAACACCTCCTTTTAATCAAAAAAATAAGGGCAGACAAGACTTTTATTCATCCTGCCTGCCCTTTTCATTTCCTATCTCGGCAATATTCGCATTTGCCTTTTTTATCAGAAGTTCGTAATAACGTTCTTCCTGCTTCAATTCAGCTTCAGACCGTTTCGGAACATCTGTTTTTTCTTCAATCTGTGGTTTCTTTGTTTTTTCTGTGATTGGTTTGTCTGGATATTTCACTTTGCCAGAAAGCGCACTTGATACTGCAGATTTCACATATAAGCCGGAAAGCCATGACTGATATTCAATCAGTTTTACCTGAGTTTCTATCTCATCACGTTTACCTTTCTCGTACTCACGTATCCTTACTTGAAGGTCACGTATGGTACTTCTGAGAAATTCTTTCCGGCTCATTCCGATGCGAACTGCCGCCGGATATAACTCTGTCCAGATTATTTCGCTGTAGCTTTTTTCTGGTGATCTGTCGGTTTCTTCGGAGTTTTCTTCGGTTTGGCTGCTACGTTCAGATCGTCCATGAACGTCTCCAGACCGGTCAGTTTGAAAAAACCATCTTCCTCCATCTGTTCAAGACACATGGCAAAGATACCGTAAAAGTTACCCTGCTCATCGTCCTTATGTTCCTGAATAAATTGTGCTGCAAGTTTCTTCGCAGTTGCAAGATTCGGAACAGAACCGTCTGCATCCGGGTTGTCCCCATGATATTGAAGAAGTCCTGCATAAAACACGGTTAATGCTGTGTTCGGAATATTTGCCATGCCGGAAATCATTTCTTCCGGCGTTTTATCCACACCACCGCTTGTTGCCAGAAGTGTATTCATTACACTTTTAACGCAATCATCATAAAGAGATGCTTCGATGCTGTATTCCAGTTTATACTCTTTGTTACCAATCTTTAAAAGTTTATACATAATATCGTTTCCTCCCAGTTAGATATGTTTGTTATTCGCCTTCGGTTGGCTTAACCGCTGTGTCCGGGCCGACGTACTCATTGATAGTCAGGGACATGTCAACAGTAAGAAGACCGTTCTGGTCTCTTGCCGGTTTAGGGATGATAGTCGGCGGCTCGATCTTAGTGAAAAACGCTTTCTGAAGAGCCGGATAATATTCCTCGTACCACATAGACAGACCACTTGCATGAGCTGTTTTGTAAGCGGTGATAAGATCTTCCCACTCTTTGATTGTTTCGTCCGTAACGTTTACAGTTACATTGAACGTACCACCGGTTGAACCACGACCTGCGATAGTTCTCTCAATTTCATCTTCGAGCGCAGATGCGTCAATAGTCTCAACGTCGATAGCGATTTCATCAGAAGCATTTATTCTGTGAAGCATAGTGAATTTTGTTGGTTTTGTTCCCGCTACTGTCTCTACTGCATAACCGGTAAGAGCACCAACGGTACTAATTCCTGCGATGTTTCCTGATGCCATAGTGGCTCCTTTCCGCCTTTCGGCTATAAATTATTTCAATAAAAAAAGAGCCTTAATGGCTCTGACACGTAACCCTGTGCCTGGGAGATAAAAGGATCACCGCCCTTCTACTCTTCTTTGCCTACTTGTTTAATGACCTGATTCACATAAGTACTCAGTCCTGCGACAAGAATACCTTGTGTGATTGCGGTAAAAACTGCCATTGCAATTTCCTGACCGCCTGTGACTGTAGATGTAGCGAAAACATAGATTCCGCAGACAACTACGCCCAGAAGTCCGAGGATTCCAGGAATGTATTTGTCAGCTACGGTTTCAGCCTGTTTGAGGAATACTCCTACAAAATACAGGACTACAGCTACAACCAGAAGTTCTGGTTTCACATAGTTCATGATCTGATCCATTCTATCTCACCCCTTTCATTCGCCAAGCAACTGCCCGGTATAAATTCTTGTGTATCGGCTAACAAGCCGTTTGATACTATCATCAGCGTTTCCCATGAGTTCGGGTCCGTAGGTTCTACGAAAGCCCATGCCAACCATAGACTGATGACTTTTTTCGTCAATCTGATATACTTTTGCAAGCGGATCTGTGCCTGTGGCAAAGCACTCAATCTGGACAGTCGGAACCGTGGCGCATTCGTCACCTTCAAGGTCTCCTTCTGTTAGGATGTTTCCCAACATATAAAGTCTTGCGTAGGTTTTCTTTCCAGGCGCAAGAGTTTGACTTCTATCCATTGAAAAGTTCCCTTCGCCAACTACAGGCTCAATAGCTTTATTCCAACGTTCATATATCTCAGATATTGGATTTTTTAATATTTCCGGCATTTAATCACCCTGTCTGTTCGATTATGTTTTGGCATGAAAAAAGCACCTACCTTTCTGGTAGATGCTTCGCATCTTAATTGTACAAAATATGTGTCATATGATTCCATATTTTAGTATAGGATATTCAATTTCCGAACACTTCTTTTGCAATGTGGCGTATCTGAATAATGATAGCTTCTTCCGCATGGTACATCGGCATGTACGCCCTGTTACCATAAGAATGATGCTTTCGTCCACTTTCATCCACATACCACCATCCGTTTGGGTCGTAAGCATGTTTTTGGTCTGGGTAAGTACCAACACCATAATCAGCACCGGACGGTAATGGATAACTGTCCGTTCCGTAAGAAATACCGGCGCTAAACTCGATAAAAAGAACCTTGTCCCCAGAAAGCCGAACTGCTGCGCCAACGATATCGCCATGTTCGTTGTTGATAACTTCCGTGTAGTAAGAACCTTTTTCTTCAGACGGAATAGATTCCATTGTTGTCTGAATAACCTGTATCCCCTCTTGAGCCAGTTTGTCAACAAAAATCTGGTTCTTCCTTTGAATGTCTTTCCTGTATGCTTCCAACTGCTGAATCGCAGACCGTAAAGAACTATGGTTTAAACTGCATCGGATTATTTTTCTACTCATTGTTGCCACCGATTTTCGATATTCCATATCGGGCAACTTGTCCTTTTTGAGTATCAAGGGTTCTCTTAAGCCTGTAGTCTGGGAGAACAGTCGGGCTATTATCTTCATCGAGAATTAATGACCCATCTTCCCCGACTTCTGGCACGACATCAATCCACAAGACGTTGCCTTCTTTTGGCTGAAATGTTCGGTCAAAAACCGTAATGTACCGGTCGTAGTCAGGAACGATTCCGGCAGACAGTTCTTCTGGTGTACCGGCTGTTGCCGATACTGAAATGTTCTTCTTTTGTGGGTTTGAATAGACAAGAAGTTTATCCATTCCATTGTTTTTTTCTTTTACTGTTGAAATCCATATGGACTGTTTTTGGCGAAGTCTGCCTCTCATATATGCACCCTCCATTGACAAAAATGCTTTTTTATATTATTCTCATAAAGAAATCAGGGAACGGCGTATCCCCAGATTTCATAATCTTCCAGTCCCCAGTTTTTTCACTCTGGGGACTTTTTTATTTAAAATCAATTAACAAATAAAAAAAGAAAAGGAACTCCCAGTGCGACTACCGCATGTCAAGCATACTGGTGATTTCACCCTCGCGTTATCTGGCGACGTTCCTTCTCTGTATAATCATATTACGCCATTTATAAATTCATGTCAATGACAGAATCAATGTTATAATTTTCATATTCACAAATAAAATAGTAACCGGCTCAGAAGTGCAGAAAACATAACTTCTGCTTCTGATCTTGCTGAAGATGTACTTATGAAATGTGACTATGGAGAAATTAGGTTATTCACAATACAAAGCACAGTAAGTATCAATCAAGGTTCTCCGGATGGCAAAGGCGGATTTCTACTTGTATATCAAAGCAAAGCCGGCAGCAAATACGGAATTGTTGTGCTTTTTTCTTACTCCGAAGCTATATGGATGAAAACCAAATCTACTACTTGGGGCGAGTGGAAGTGCCTTAATACAGCGGAAATACTTTCAAATTTAACAACCACAAACAAAAGCTCCCTTGTCGGCGCCATAAATGAATTAAATAGTAAAACCTTGATAATCACCATGTCTGGCTCAACTGATAGCACTGGTAACATAAAAATCAACGTACCTAATTCATTTTCAAGGATGCCTTACGTTGTTACCAATATCCGAGATGACTTACGCTATCCTTATGTTGTTGTCATATCAGGATGGACACAAAACCAAATTAATTTTAGAATCCGAAATGCCAGTGACAATGCAGCGATTATTAATACTGAACTTCCAACGTTTCAGTGTATGCTTATCGGAAAGTAAGCTATCAATAAAATAGTAAGGCATCCAGATTTGACGGAAATATTAAGAAAGTAGGATTCCGTTCAGGCCAAAGAGCATTGAATAATATTTATCTTGATTTTTACGATTCAAATAATTCAAAAACAAGTTTGGCATTTACTACAGATGGAGAAAATGCAATTAAGTTCCTTGTCAACGATGAGGAAATATGGAAGGTTGTGGTGAAATAATCTTCCTCTTTCCAATTGGACACTTCTATTTTCCACATTGATTGGTATATCAATTTTACGGCAAAATATAATATCTTCATAATTTTTATTTACATCGTACGGACATAAACCTATCAATTCATTTCCTTCCGTTATTTCAAAATATATCTCTTGAAATTTAGAAGTATTAGCATAAGCCATTTTTCCTTTTAACAATATATCCGCCTGCAATTCAAGTTTAAAACAATTGTCAACTCCTCCAGAAGCCGATTTAAAATTTAACCCAATTGCAGTTATCTTCTCTTCATTTTCTAGTTTAATTACCAAATACTCAATCTTTTCTTGCGCCATATTCACAATTTTTCTTGAAACTCTATAAAGCGTAATTATCCCTTGATAATATTTATTAATATGTATTTCCGCTCTATTATTTAATTTTAATCCATCTATGCTTTCAAGTTTTCCGGAAAATGCTCCACCGGCTTCTATACTCATGTTTTTCCTCCTACTTATTCTTCAAAATCTCTTTATAAATAAATAAGACATACATCAAATTTACAACATCTTTTGTCAATTCAATATATGCCTTATTTTAATTTTAAGCATAGGCTAATTTTTTATTATCTTGACTATGCTTTCCTCTTTTTTGTATCCGAGATCGTTTTTCTATCTCTTCTTTTGTCATTCCACTAGCACCTTTAAGTAATGCTTTTTCCAACCTACTATTAATGCTCAAATTTCTTTCCTGTTTTCTACGGATAATTCCATAACACCCAACTGGTGAAATAAAAATTTCTTTAGGTGCATCCCCAGAAATAATGTCTTTTAATGATCTAAATTCACATTTTTCTGGCTGTTCAGTACAATTAAGCTTCATCGCTCCAACATCAATAATTCCTTTACTGAAATCATATAAAATAGCATTTTGATACTCATTAATCATCGATTCATCAATATATTTTTTCTTTTCTTTATAGATGCTCTCTGTTAATTCATATGAAACTAATCTTTTTCCGATCCATTGCACCACTGGAACGGCCCACGAATTACCTATAGCTTGATATCTATTCGTTCGTTTTGCGCCTTTAATATTAGTATACTCATCCGGGAAGCCCATTAACCTCTCACATTCAAGTGGCGAAAGTCTTCTTATTTTTTCGTCCTGAACAACAAACAATGATCCATTATATGCTGCTGCATTACCATTCCACTTTGTTCCATAAGCTGAATATAGGCAATCTGAATATTCTCGAAACACTTCAAAAGAATGTCCTTCTTTTTCAAATGTTAAATCTCCTGTTGGATACTCTACAAACTCACCCTTATGCAGTTCAAATAAAATCTCCTCTGGGTGAAAGTCTTTTCCTCCAGCCAAAACATATAGTCTTCGTCTTTGCTGTGGCAAGCCAAAATACTTAGCATCTAAAACTCTCCAAGCAACATTTCTTTTTTCCCCTTCTAATATTCCTGCATTAGGCCATTTCTTCATTTCAACTGCTTTATCTAAACCGGCTAATGATGAAATCAAACATCCAAATGCATTTGTTTTATCCGTAAGAACTCCTTCAACATTTTCCCAAAATACGATACTTGGATTTTGCTTTCTCTCTTTTCTAACTTTATCATTTGCTTCTATTATATCAACAAACTTTAATGTCAGATTTCCTCTTTCATCATTCAACCCTCTTTTTCCACCTGCCAATGAAAATGCTTGGCAAGGTGTTCCTCCACATATAAGGTCTGGTGCACATATATTTTCGTTTATCAATTCTTCCGGAATGTTATTCATATCCCCCAGATTTATTATCTGTGGAAATTTTTCATTTAATACTCTTGATGGGAATGGTGCAATTTCTGAAAACCATTTAAAATCTAACCCTAGTGGCTTCCAAGCAACGGAAGCTGCTTCTATTCCTGAACATATACTTCCAACTGTTTTTATCATTGCGCCCTCTCCTTTCCTAAATTTGAATATACAAAAACCTACATATGCTAGCACGCTTTCATCATACCAAACATACGTTCGTTTTTCAATATATTTTATTCTTTTTCTTTCAAATATTTGTTAAATTGATTTTTCCATTCTATTAAATCATACCAACAGCAACCGATACAACCATTCTCATCAGCTTTTGATGATCCTCTCCACTGTTCATCGCCTTCATAAAACCATTTTATCCCAAAAAAGTCTCCTCTTATTCCTTCCGATACACATTTTTTACAATATCTTTCTTTTTGAAGATTTGTCTGGTTTGTCAATAATTGAAACTTTTTCTTTATTTCTTCTTCTGACATATTTGTTTCATTCACGGTTTCTCCATTTACCCAACGTGAAGAAGGGAATTTATGATCTATAACCAATTCTGAAGCAGTCTGTGGTGAATCAAAACAAGCATCTTTTAATGGTAAAACGTTTTTTATTTTATTCTGAAGGCTTGTAGAAATAGAAAATCTTTTTTCATTATCCGCTGCTTTTCGAGGAAGTCTAATTAATAAATCATAAAATTCCTTTTTCCCACACGTCGGACAATCTTTTTTCATAGTCGCAATATAGTACCCACTTTCGCGCAGTTTTTTTATTCTTGCTGCAGGTTGTGGATTTGCTTGTGGTACCGGACCACATTTTCTACACTGCCATTTAGTCATAACATCATTCCCATTTAATTCATTAAGAAAGCATCAATCTTACGCCACTTTTTCCAATAAATACGGAACAAAATGTATTGCTTCATCCCCTACAATCTCATATGCGATTTCAAAAATCTGTCTCGCTTTGTCAGCAATTAGATTGGCAATCAATTCTTCTACTTCCACCCAATTCTCACGTGGTACAAGTCTATGTAGTTCTTTAAGAAATCCGCTCGAAAACATCATTGCATGGCTTAACTCATGTAGAACTACCCTTGTGAGAAATTCGCCCGAAATAGCGTCAGAAATCCAAATAATTCTTGTATTTCCATCCGTCACAGCACAGGTCATAGTACCGGTACGGTCAATCAGCACCGGGTTCTCAGGATGAGTGAATCGAACTTTCCATTTTTGCCCATTCATGTAAAATTGTCTTAGCACAAAACCACCACCTTTAAACCAAAAAGCCCCTGCTACATTCCTGTAACAAGGGCCTTGTTTTTAATTCATCTGTTGAAGAAGCTTAGTCAAATCAGTTTTCATCTGTTGTCTAAGGGTTGCGTCTGCATCCGACCACATCTCAGACATGGTACGGATAACATCCTGCGTGTACTCCTTCATCGAACTGTCCATCTTCTGTTTTGAATCTGCATCTTTGGAATCATGGTAATGCCTGCGATTCTCGCTGTATCTGTCATAGGTTTCACCGTATCTGGACTGCTGGCGGTTCGTTCCGTCCATCCTCATGTTACTGCGGTCCGGATGATATCCCATGCGGTACGCATCCGGATTATTCAGATACTCGTCCATCCAGTCATCATCTTCCATGTACAGGTACGGCTTATATCCCATACGACTTCCTCTACCCTTTGGGGCAAATCTGCCATTGGAATAACGATATCTGTCATATCCCATGCGTCCAAGATACTTTTCTTCCTGTTCGCATTCATCCATAGCTTCTACGATTCTGTAATCTTTATCTGCGCAAATTGCACACTTCACAGCTTCCATGCAGTCCTTCAGATCGTCCCAGTCTTGAGCACTGAGATTATCGAATCCATGTGTCTTGGCTTTTTCCATAGCCCATTTTCCCATTTCCATTGCAACTTTATGCATTACAGTGCCCCCTTTCTAACAGCCTGTGTAACAGGTGTATCTGCTGTTGGGGCTGTACCATTAATTGCTGTCAAATTGTTACTCGGACTACAAGCCGGATTCCCTAACATCTTGAATACTCCGCCGGTTGCATTTGTGGCTACTCTGGTTGCGTACTTCGTTCTGGTTCTTACGCCACAAGCCGTAACCTGTGCACAGCAACGATTCTGTAATGGATACAGGGTTGTTCCCGTTCCTATCTGAATCACCACCGGAGCGTTAATCGTAGTGGTTTCTGGTATGCTCTGTGCAATCACAATGCAATATTTTTCACCGTTGTTATAACTACCTGCCGGAAGTGTAATCACAAGATTACCACCAGTAAACGCAACAGCTTGGCTTATCACAAGACGATTGCAGAGTTTACAAACGTTTTTACAACTCATACTTCTACCTCTCAATCAGATAAGAGGTGAGCCGCAACCCACCTCTTAGAATTAGTCAACCTCTAAGGGTGAGTTACTTAGCAGCAACCGTTGCTGTATCCGTTGCACCCACCGTAGTAGGTGTTTGGATTTGGAACAACGTATGCCGGAACAGCCGCCGGATTGATTGCATTAATTAACTGCTGTGTCTGAGATGCCATTGCAGTTGTAAGAAGTGCGCTCTGGCGATCCTGAGATGCAGCACGTTTCAGATCAGAGTTCTCTGCCTGTAATGTTGCAAGCTTATCATTCGTCAAGAAATCAAGAATTGCTCTTGTGTTGCTGTTCTGATTGTCCAGAAGGTCTCTGGTGTTGTTGTTCATTGTGTTCTGAAGAGCACAAGTGTTGGTTGCCAGGTTGTAGTTGATACCCTGGATAGCTTCCCTTGTTTCACAACAGCAGTTTGCTAACTGAGACTGTAATGCATTGGTATTCTGCATACCGGCTACAGTATCAGCATTGATCGCCTGCTGAACGCCATTGAAGCCCTGAAGCATTCCAACGTTCATGCCGTTGAAACCACTCTGTATGGTATTGTTGAGTGCATATGTGCTGTCACAGATACCCTGCTGAATACCTCTGATACCGTTCTGGATATCGTTAAGAGCGAAGCCCTCGTTGATATCGGCACGTGTAGCCCATCCTTGGAAGCCGGAACCGTTCGCACCATTACCGCCGAAGCCACCGCCCCAGCCGCCGAAACCTCCCCATCCAAAGATTGCGAAGATCAGTACGAGCCAAATAAGTGAAAAACCATCGCCGCCCCACATGTCATTGGCACGGTTATTAGAGCCTGTAGCAGCTGCAATGTCGCTAAGACTGTAATTAGAACCATTCATCATGTTTTTAGTCTCCTTAAATATTATTTACAATAGGAGACATCCGCGGCTGATCTCCCAAATTGTAGCGATTTCAAATCACCCAATTATGGGGAAGTGTTATAATCCAAGGAATTTTTGGATAATTCCATCTGGAGATAAGTGTTTTTCATTAAATACATTTTGCTGAATCTGATGCAACTGGTCTGTATCACCTTTTTTGTATAGATCCAAAGCATTTTTCAATGTTGGGTTGTTTCCTGCAAATTTACTCATATCGTTCATCATGTTATCAACGCTTCCGAACCTCTGAGAAATCATTCTTTCAACTTGTTTTTGTATCATAGCATTTGGATTGAAATTCATCTCTGTTTTCCTCCGTTCTGCTGCTTGGCTTCCGGTGTTACCGACATTTGTGCCGGTAGCAAATCTTTTATTCCAGAAATCTCAGAACAAACATCGTTCCGAAGCTGATTAAACATAGCTTCTATGTCAATCGGTTTTTCTTCGGGCTTTGGTTGCTGCTGTTCGTCTGGATCCATAATCCGGTAAACAAAAATTCTGCTTTTTCCGTCTGCCTGTAGTTGCTTTTTATATATTTCTGTACCATCTGTTTTTGGATAATAAACAGGGTTTCCAGTCATATCCACATCTTTTGCTTTTACAGTATCGATGCCATCAACCATTTGTCCTGAAAGCATAGCAACCTGTGGCATCTGCTGTACCGGCTGCTGCATTTGCACCTGTCCATAAGGCATTGCCTGTTGATAGTTGTTCTGTAACTGTGCCAATCTATCTTGATACGGCTGTACCGGTGTTTGTGGGTATGGATTCAATGGTTGCGGATAATATGGATAAAATGCCATAGTGTGTTCCTCCCATCTCTGTAAGCTTTTCTCTATGCTTACATTATATGAGAGAAACCTAAGTATTTGAACGACACTATTTCGCCATATTTTCGCCATGATACAAAGAAAAGCCCCGATAATACATCGGGGCGACTTTAACAATCTTCTTTTTTACTTTTCGGCTTATGCGGTCTATAGTTCGTGGACTATACCCCATAATCTCCGCCGTTTCAAACAACGTTTTTTCTTCATAAACTCTTAACCGAAAAAATTCTTTTTCTCGGGAATCAAACCCGGATTCGCTTAGATAAAACTTTCTTTCATCTTCTGAAAAGTCTGTATAATTCATAATCCCACCGCCTCCCTTACAAGTGGAATTGCTTATTATGCCGGAAAGATACCGCTTAGTGCAAATCCTACAATAGCCCCGATCACGGCCGTGATAACGCAAACAACAATCGTGTCATAACGTTTTGCAGGGGCTTCCATGAGGGATTTTAAATTATCATTCATTTCATCCACCGTATCTTTTATGTGCCCGAGATCATTGTTGTAAAGAACAATCTTGGTCTCAAGTGCATTGATACGTTCAAAAAAAACACCGTCACGTTTAGAATGCTTCTCTTTCATTTCGTGAACAATTTTTTCCAATTCTTCTAAGCGGTGTTCGTTAAAGCAATTCTGTTCACATCCCATCGCTACTCTCCTTCACTCCCATTACATTTTTTGTACTTCTTCCCACCTCATAATGAAGTACCCCAGCAACGCCTGGGAGGAAATGCGTCACGTTCTCAACCTACTTTTTTTCTGTCAGATTCCTCTGGCAAAAGGAAAAACGCCATGATTGACAAATATCTCTGTTTCAGAGTTCCATCCTGCATTTACAGAATTTTCCGAGTGAGATGTTTCAAACTCAACTCCTTGTTTCACAAGAAAATAAAGAGCCAAATCGAAAATGCAATCATAACATTTGTTCATATCTTTATTGATGTTTTCTTCCGTATAACTCTCAGGATAATTGCGCTTTTTCTGGAATGAACGAATAGCTCTTTTGACCGCTAAAGGAATCATCCTTGCAGTCTGCTCATCGCCTTCCAGATACATTGACAGATCGCTTATAAGCTGTTCGTCCATGCCTTTTCACCTACCCTTGCTGTGTTATAATTTCTGATATGATACCAGCCTTGTTTGTGGAAGTCAGGGCATAACCATTGTCACTTGCAAGCTGTCTCAGCTGAGCCACAGTCATACTGGACAGCTCGCTTTCTGTATACTTATGTGAAACACTAGCTACAGACGGTGACTGGCTGTTTTCGTCAAGGCTATGCCCGCTTATTCCCCCTTCGTACCGATAACAATGCCGCCGTTGGCTTTTGGTGCTACCGGAATAAACATACCGGATGCTTTTGTCCATACGGCAACTGGATCCTGTGTAGCCCACATGGAAAGAGTAACGAAAGAGCGATTCTCTTCCTGAATGAACTGTCTGTATTCATTCTCTTCCGGTGTTGGTCCCCAAAGTCCAGTACCGAAAGATCCGCCTGCATCAGCTTCATAAAGAGTAAATACATCCTCTTTGAAGTATCTTCCAGTTGACCGAGTTCCGTCTGCTTTTCTGTAACGGAATTTCTCATCACAACGGCCAACGGTGATTCCGTACTCCTGCATAAGCAGATTTGCAAGCTCCTGTCTGGTAAGGAGGCGTTTATTCGCAGCTCCCAGAACGGCCGTCTGCATAGCTGTGTTGTTTCTCATGTAGTTAATCATCTTCAGTGATGTAACTGCATTTGTTACTACGTATCCGGAATCCTCGGCTACGGTTACCATCTTCTGAATATCGCCCATGATATCAGCGTCTACCTTGGACCAGTCGGTAAGAGTAACCTTTGCAGAACTTGGCACGCCATAGTCAATAGACATATCAACGTTGTTTTCTTTGATTTTTACCGTACCAGTAGCAAGAAACTGTCCTTTCATAACATTTGCTCTGGCAACAACACCCTCAAACAGATTTGTGGCATCGTCAAAGACAAAGTTTGTAAGAGTTTCATTATCCGGGACGCCATTTTCAATAGCTTCCTGGAGACGTTCGGACTGATTGATTTTCCTCTTGATAAAGAGCTTTTCAGTCAGAACTTTCTCGAATCCCGGTCTGGAGCCGATTTCTGCTTCGGTATCAAGAGCGTGAACAAATGCTACCTCCGGCAGTCGTTGTCCAGCCATAAGCCTGTAATACTCGGCTTTCCAAAACGGTGTCTTTACATCCGGAAAAATGGTATCGAGGATACCAGGTCTTGCCACAGAAAAATTCTGAGCGAAATTTAATCTTTCTTCTGCTGTGATAGCTTCTAATACATTGTATGGCATATTGGTTATACCTCCTTAAAATACTGGGTCTGTAGTGGTTACAAAAACAATTCCCTGCGCGGCAAGCTCTGTTTTGGCAGTTTCGTCGACTGTAACCGGCAGTCTCTTCTCAAGGACACGTCCTGCTACAATCACGGAAATTGGTCTTTTGGCGTCGTCTGTCATATCAACATCTTCAAATACGATTCCTTTTGCACCAGTCGCATTTGTCGGATACACGGAACCTGCTTTGATGATTTTTTTATCATTTACTGCCGTTGCATTTGTTGCGTCTGCGGTGTAAGTTTTCAGTACCAGTCCAACCTCGGATTCGAGAATGTTGGGAGTTGACTCATACTGTTTTGTTTTCATAAAAGCCATAATCTAAATCTCCTTTACTTACTTAAAAATTAACCGGTGCATTGTCGCTTGCCGGTTCTGTTTTGGGGTTCATGCGTGCTGAGTAAGCTTTTGCGTACTTAGCTGCTGGACTATCGTTATCATCTTTTTTCTGCCCCTTGTCTGAATTTCCGCCACCTGGATTCGGAGTATTGTCAAGAACTGATTTCTCCCATTCGGATTTGGCGTTATCCAGAGCCGCTTTATTTGCTTCGGAAATTCCATCAACAAAAGTTTTGACTTCCTTCATTACGTCTTCAGACTTGTCTGCTGGCATAGACGAAAATGCTTTGATAGCGCTTGCATACGTTTCTGTAGAAAGGCCCGCATTAGCGAAAGCAGATGTAATCTCACTGGAAAGTGCTTTCCTGTTGGATTCAGCAAGTGCTTTTTCCAAATCAGAAATCCTCTTTTCGTTTTCTGCTTTTTCCTTCTGTCGCTCTGCTTCCTGCCTTTCGGCATCCGTCATATTCTGGGCTTTCAAATCGTCCAGTTCCTTTTGAAGGTCATCTGCTTTATCGGCTTTTTCTTTCAGAGAAGTGTTTTTTTCCTTCACTTTCTTTGTCTCTGACTCAACAGAATCAAGGTATTTAGTCACCTGTTCTTCAGACGGTTCCTCGATTCCGAAGCCAATAAGTACTTGTTTTGCCTGTTCTCTTGTCATAGAAATCTCCTTTCTTTCAGACCATCACACTTTTTTCACACGGTTCGCTCCGCACATGATCTGCACCCGATTTACGCTCACGGGCTGTTGCATTATTTTTGTGCATTAAAAAAGGAACCTTGGATGTTACTCCTTGGTTCCTTTGATAATTGAATTTACGAGTTTTGATTGGTAGTCGAAGAATTTACCGTTGAATCAATTACAACCGGATTCTGACCGTTTTTACCAATCAATTGTTGTGATTTTTGCATTTCTGCGTCCGGGTCTACCAGTTCAGGATATACAGTTCCCAGGTAAGGCAAACTCATTTCGTACACCTTTTGCGGATCACTAAATAATCCGCAAGTAATCAGCGCAATCAGCGGATGAATTTTATTCTTAAGCAGATAATCAAGAGTCTGTGCTTTGACAAGCATGTTATCTGTCGGGTTTCTGGTTATCTTTACATCAAAATCTCTTGTTGAGATTGAAATATCCTTTGTGGTCTGTCGGATGATATTCAGAATGATTCTGGCACTTGCTTTCTCAGCCTCCCGGATAAATGGTTCATCCAGTTTTGCTCTGCGCTCTGCAAAATCCCATCCGTTTCTAAGATATACAGCTTGACCGGTATCGCCAGACGATTGTTGCTGCCTATCCGGCATTCCCTCAACAATAAGCATGTTGCTGTAGATATCGTCTTTTGCGACTTGACTTTCTGTTTGATTCAATTCAGCAGTCATCAGGTCAACATCTGACTGGCAACCATTTCCAGTATCCTTTACGGAAATAGCGCCAAGCTTGATCATTTTCAAAAATTCGCTTTCATCAATCTCACAGTTCTTAAACTTCATAAGGGCTTGCACGAACTGTTCTACGCCATCCATCCTATTTGATTGCATGTTGTTCATAGTGTCGAACATGGTTATCGCAATCTCGATATCGGAAAGGCGATCGTGGTTATTCGGGTACTCAACTACCGGGATGCCGCCAAAACCATTGATGCCGGTTTTTGTAATCTGTCCATTCTGAATCTCAAAATATTGTTTTGCCGAAAAACATAAATAATACTGCTGTTCATTCTCATCTTTAAGAATCTGAACCGAGAGCATCGCTTTTCCGTTCTTCCGGGAATAAACAATGTAGCAATCCCCCGGATACGGTATAAAAATCCGGAACGGTGGTAACTCACTGTCCTTTGTCCAGTCATCTTCTTTCAGAATCGCTTTGTATGCAGTTCCTACAGCGCTTTGATAAGTACCTAGTTCAATGTTTCTAGCTTCTGCATTCGCTTCGTCCAGATAGTCGTTGAACAAATCTACCTGCTCATTTGCTTTTTCTGTAGCTTTTTTCTTCTTGCACACATACTGGATAGGTTCGCCGTATGTCTGTGATGCTTTGAAACGGACAACTTCCAGTGCATGGTTCTCGCATACACGGTTGTTGATTTCCGGTCGTACCACTTTTTCTCTGTATAGGATCGGTTGGTCTCCTTTGTAGTACCGGTACAAATAGTCAATCAATACCCTATTCCGGTTATGAGTGCCGATTGTATCAGAAACAACTTTTCTGACGTTTGCTGTTGTGATCTGGTTTACACCGGTATAGGCAATTTTGCGACCAAATTCGCCCCGGCATAAGTCAATGAAATTCATTTTATTTCTGCCCACTGCCTACACCTCCCATTTTCGGGCATTAAAAAAGCACCGGATTATTCTCCGATGCTCGTTTTACAGGTTACATTATATTATACATAGAACATATGATTCCATATTAAAACATATTAACTTTCAAAATGCTTTTGTTTCCGCAAAGCTTCAATGGCTTTTCCATGGCAGGAACGGATATGCTGTACGGAATATCCCATCTCGTCTGCGACCGTCACCAGATTTTTAAATTCTATGTATCTCTTATGGAGTAAGGATGAATACATGGAGTTTTCCATGTCATTGATATCTCCGGAAACTTTCATTTGTAGTTCCGCCAGCCCCTTGACATCAGATGCTATTTCCTGCTGCAGCTCAACAATCCTGGTCACAGCATCACCGACACGGTCTTTTCCGCCGGAAGTCTGTACTTTATCTCCATTTGAAAAAGAAGATATACTGGTTGCCAAAAGTCTTAAACGGTATTCTTCCTGTATCTTATTCTGAATTCTTCTTTCGGAATCCTGTACTTGCTCAAGATATTGTCGTGTATTCATCTCATTCTTCCTCCCCATAACGGATTGCGCATAGCTGTCACTGTGCCTACATTTCCTTTTTCTATAAACATTTGAAGCTGAGTAAGACCGTCCGGCGCATCATCATGCACATTTTTTCCAAGCTGGACAAAGAATGTAAGTTCGTCCATAGCTGCTTGATACTCTTTGCTCCGATGTTCTTCATCCAAAAAAACAAAGTTTCTTTTTATATCATCTGAATATGCGATGATTTTGGACATTTTTTCCATATTTCCCGGCGCACGACTGGATGTACAGCTGCATTTATACTTCTGTTCTTTGAGTTTTTCATCCACGTACATCTTGTACATATCACCACCGTTGTTTGCCTCGAAGTTAATCTGACGGATTTCATTTCCGATGATTTTTCCAACAACAAGCGGAAGGGTAACTTCTTTCGTTCCTTTGTTAAATACCCAGTCAAAAATATAGATATCTCCATTTTCGTATTCTCGCCCAATAGGCATTGAAAGACTATCCCCACCGCCCCATGCAACATCACAGGCAGTAACAACACGGCTGTCACCTTCCGGAAGTATTCCATTGTAGTACCGAAGTCCATCTTCTGGAAAAAGGATTCCTTCACGGATAAATGGATTTTGCTGATATTTGGCTTGCCATTCATTAGCATCCAGCCTTGACTTCATATCCACATAGTATTTTGTAGAAAATCCTACGCCGTAGTCATAATCAAAGTTGGATTCACCATTTTCATTCAATGCTGGAATCTTCCTAAAGCGGTACCGTGGATTATTTTTCTTTTCAGTCTCCACTCTTCCAAGAGGATCCATGACATTCCATCGTGTTCCGACCATTAATTCTCGTGCACCGTCATTTTTACGGTCAACCAGAACATTCAGATAATCCTGATACCGGTTTTCCAGACGTGTTGGGCTTAATGATTCAGTTCTGTCACGAACAAGGTCATCCACATATAAGTAGCCGTCTGAAGATATGTCTACGGAGCCTGTCCATGTTCCATCAATACCACGACAAGTCAGTGTTGAAAATCGGTCCGGTGCGCCAAGGTTGATTTCTTTCTTCTCTGCCGACTTCTTTTCAAGGGTTGCAGACGGAAAGATTTCATTAAAAGTATATTCCTGTGTCGAAATAAGGTTCTGTATTTCTCCGTAAAATCCATCGGCAAGGATTCCACTGTGACCGCTCATAGCGTTATGGCTGTTCGGGCGTTTACCCATTATCCAGGACAAGAAAAATATACAGGTGGTTGACTTTGCGGTTCGGGGCGGCATAGACACGCCAAGAAACTCAATCTTTCCGTCCTCTAAGTCCTGCAAATCCTGTACGAGAACATTTAATGTCTTTTTTCTCGGCTCATAGAATTTTCTTCGTGGTTGTCTGTTCTTTTCCATGTAGTACAGATAACTCTCGAATAGCCATGGAGCTTCCAGCAGCAAATACTGCCAGTAGATATCATCAAAATTACCGCTTCCCGTCAGTGCAGCTTGTCTTGCGGCTGCGTTATGGGCATACTTACTTACTTTTATTGCCATTTGCTGTGCTTCCAGATTTTCTGCATATGGCAAATCAATATTCATGTTTAACAACAGATCAAGGCAGTCTTTCTGGTTCTGGTAAACAGACATATCTCCACTGATGATTTGATTTAAGACTGCCCGGTACCACTCAAATGAGCCTTCTGTAAATTTCTGCATAAAAACAGAGCCAGACCTCCTTTCTTTTAGGATTTAGTCTGGCTCTCATGTGGCTCTTTGACTGATTTATTTATTTTTCTTTTTTAATTTCAAGTATTTTCTATATTTGCGACTGTATTTCCGAAGAATCAAATCAAGCATGATGCTGTTCGTCTGTTCTGTGTTTTCAGGCATAGTTGTGAGATACGGATAATCTTCTTTATCGTCTATCAACGTCTTGAAAATCAAGTCTAAAGCAAATTGAGCGCTGATAGGTGGGTCGCACAGTTCAAAGTCTTTATCCTTGTATCACTCATCAATCTTCTTTTGAAATCCATCAAAGGATATTTCTTCGTTCCATATCATACATTCACCTCAATCCGGAATTCCTAATTGTTTGTAAGTAAATACCGCTGTATACTTCTTCCCGCATTTGCAGCAAGTTTCCGTAATAGTGCAAGTCTTTTCTTTGTCGTCACACTCTGAAATAGCTGCATCCCGGAATTTACAACCACCTGTCAGAATACATTTAATTCGTTTAAGACTTATTTTCATTCAAAATACCTCTCAATATCTTTTCCCATCTTCCAGTTGAAAATGTCCCAACCTGTTTTGCCATAAGTTCAAAGCGTATTGGAAAAATATTATCGGAGATTCCAATGTGAATTACCTTAAATGGAATCTCACTTTCTCCTACTTTCACCATAAGTGTTTCGCCATAGTCTAATCTGCCAATTACATCAGCTACAAAGCTGGCATATTCTGTTTCTTGTTCTACCATAACAAGAAACGAAGATGTTGCTGATTCATATGGTTTCATAATTGTTATTGGAATGCAAGTGTATTCTTCTTCATATACTTTGTCGTTTTCAATTTTGCCAAATATTTCTTTGCATTGTTCAGGGTGTTCTGTTCTTCTTTCTTCACACGTAGTATGCGCGTATTCTAAAAATAGTGGTTCACAGCATAAACGAACATCTTCGTTGTTAAGTTTACGTATTTTACAGCATTTACATTTTTCAAATTCTGGGAGTTTCATACGTTGACCTCAAACTCTTTCTTGCAGTTGCTACCCTTGCATTTCAATTTAAGATGCTGAATTTTTGTTTCTGGGCTAATGAGAAGTGCTTTCTTCTCGCAAAAAGGGCAACAATACCACAGTTTGCCATTGATGTTCTTTATTAATGTCCGTCCGTCCCACGGCTCTGGTGGTTTCATTACCTGAGAGAAATCTATCCCCTCAGATTCAAATGCTGATTTGATGCTCACTTTAATCTCCTATTCTTTTTATGTTTAATGCCTTTACGTTTCCGTTTAAGATAAATTCTTATTTTGTTTCTTGCATTATCGCCGAATTGATTGTGGAACTTCCTTTTTCTCTTTCTTCCGGAGACCTGTCTTATTTTGCGTTTTCCATGCATTTTAAGATAATTATTTTTGTATGAAGCAATGCATGTTGTAAGTGTTCCTGAAGAAAGATACGAGTTTTGAACGGCTTCTATCCAAGGACTTCTAAGTAAATATTCATTATCTTTCATGCTTTCTCACTCCTTTTCGTCCTGCAATCTTGCGCTTTTTGGGGAATCCGTGTATTTTGCGGAAATTATTTTGGTTTATTAGGTTCGAGAAAAACAATGAATAAAAAATTTCCTTCGGCAATTCAAATTCCGTCCTAAATTCTAACTCTTTTCCGACAGATTGCAGCGAATAATTAATCAAATCTCCCGGAAGCTCCGGTATTCCTGATGTATCTATCTCTTTTTCTCCTATAAAGAACCGATTCAATTCATCTTTCTCGCCCATATCAGCTTATTTTCCTCCTAATTGCACGTCTCCCTAAGTTCAAGGGCGTTTCTTAAATCTGCCAGCATATCAACCAGCGTATTAATAGTTATTGTCAGTTCGTTAATCCGAACATTGCTCGCCTGGTACAATTTCCGATAATGTTCAAGTTCTTTCGGTGCATCGCAGAACGGAAGATCTATGGTTCCATCTTTCGCCCATGCAGCTATTTCAATGACTTTATTAGCACGATCGAGATCTTCGTGTGCCTTTCTGTTCTCTTCTACCGTTTTGGCAAAATCTCTTGCCAGCTCAATCTGGTGTTCTTGTAAATCCAAAATTTCATGCTGTCTTTTCTCACATTCTTCAGATAGTCGGACAACTTCCTTTTTTAGCTGATCTACCGTCCAGTTTTTCATATCTTCAATTCTCATGGTTTCCTCCCATCAAATCTTGGTAAATATTTCCATGTTGTAATTATCTCGAATATAATCCACGCATTCACTAAGTTTTTCTTTCAAGATTGAGTCTTTTGCAATATCAGGATGTATCGTGTACATTATGCAACTGCCTTCTTTTCCGTCTTTCTGGAATTTCCGCCAGTTAAAAGTCATTGTAAACAGTGGAATCCTTGTGAGATTCTTTGTCTTGTGCTTTATGTAGAGATTGCAGAGTTTTTTAATCATGGCAATTCTCCTTTCACAATCAAGCCGTCTTCTCAAACAAATCAAGAATAAACTCCCGTCCCATCTGTGTGATTCGTCTATGGTAGATTACTTTTCCAGAATCCAATACTTCCTGTTTAATTTCCTCATATCCGCAGTCACTGTAGTTGGAGTACATTAACCACGTACCGTTTACCTGATACTGTATCTTCTTCTCTGCCAAAATCCGATTTAACTGCATTGCTGATTTCAGTCCCAGTTCTTTAGCAATCTCAGTAATGGTATATGTCTTATTTACGTGCATCAGGATAGCGTTCTTTCTTTCAGCTTCTACTCTTGCAGCACGTTCCTCTTTCAGTTTGGTCAGAAGTTCGATGCCGAAGTCTGGATTATTGAGAATATTGTCAATCACGTTATCAGTAGCATATATGCCATGTTTGTGGATTGATGGTAACACTTCCGATGTTACCCACTTTTTAAAATGTTTAGCAGACGGAAGCTTGCTCGAAAGAATAAGGCTGTAAAGACCAGATTCATTAACGATGTACATTTCACGGCTTTGACCTGAGTCGGTGAAACGCCTTGTCAGCTTATCTTCATCATCCACATGTCTCTTTATTGCATCTGATGTATCTTTATATCCCAATATCTCTGCAACGTCTTTTCCAACGAAATATGGCACTCCCTCAACCATCACTACACGTACAGAACCTAATTCTGCATTTTTAAAAACTTCCGATTCATTCATTTCTCTCTTTCCTCCCTATGTTTCATCTGGCATTCGATCATCTTTGCTATGTTTTCACGTTCCTGTTTTATTCCATGCCCCTGGCGGAACAACTCGCATTCAAGGATGTTTCCGCATTTGGAACATTCATCTTTGATTTCTTTACCTGCTATTCGCATTATTCGTCCTCACAATAAATAAAAAGGTGTAGGGCAATTTGTTTAAGATCATTATTTCCGTATAATCGGATCCCATCTTTTGATTCTCTGCCAATCAGCCAATCTGCTAATTTAAAAGGTTGTTTAGGGGGTTCTCCCTCTTTTGGGGCTGCCGCTTCAGCATTTGACTGGATAGTAAGTCCGTACCACAAATGACGGTGCCAGTATTCCAACGCTTCTGAGCTGCATCTCTCTTCTAATTTCGAAAATACCTTTTTGTAATCAGATAATTCTTTTTGCATTTTCTTTGCTTCTTGTTTTGTCATTTTCAATGTCCTCCCAACATTCACAACTGTCATCCAAGCATCTGAAATCTGCACAATGTTCGCTGTCACCATTACAGCAAACACCTTCTTCCAGTGCGTACCATTTGCATGTACAACAACAATCTTTCTCCATACAACCCCCTCAAAAATAAAAAAGTCCGGTGGGTGGACTTGAACCACGCATTGTCACCCAACGTGAACCACCGGAACCAATCAGAAGGTAAATTTGAGCATTTTGGAAATGCTTTCCGGTAATGGCAATTTACCGGAATCGGAATGGCAGGAATCGAACCTGCGGCGCATAGTTTATACGTTGCTCTACCACTGAGCTACATTCCATGCCGCTTACCACGGCTGATCACCTCGGTAAATGAATGAGATGATTTCCATTTGCACAACATATGATAATGTTTTTCGTACCGCCCAGCAGTCATCAGGATAAACATCAACCTTTTCCCATGGGTTTAATCCGCTTGAACCATAGACCGCCCGTGCACTGACAGCATAGAACGAACGAATTAATTGCAGGAGACGGATTTGAACCGCCGTTCTCAAGGATATGAGCCTTGTGAGATTCCACTTCTCTATCCTGCGATGTACATATCTGGAAGAACCATTTCAGCACGTTCACTTATTGCCTACTTTAAGGGAGGCCACTTTACAATCCGATAGGCAGCAAACATGTCCGGAACTCGGAATTACATTCCCATGCGCCGCCCTGCGCTATTCCCACGCCAAACTTTCAGGCTCCAGACAAGCGGAAAGGATGGATTCGAACCACCAAGACCTAGTCTATGACCACGCCGTTCCCAGTTACTTGCACTTTCCGAATAACCCGGATTACACCGGGTTAGCAATAGGTTTATCGTGTTATGCTTTCCACTAGACTGTTTTCATCCGTGCCAGTCCCACGGAGTTGTTTCGGAGGATTATTCCTGAAATGTCTCTTGAAAACTCCCTGTCGTCAACGTGCACTAATTGGCGACATATTCAACTCAGAGACAGAACCGAACGGGAAGTTGTCTTTTCACTCCGGCTACGCCGTTACGTACCTTCTGAAAAGCAACCCACATACACACATTCGGCAGTTTTTTCTATCCACAAAACGGATGGACAGCTTTGGGAGAAATGGAAGCTCTGGGATTCGAACCCAGGGCCGACCGGTTATGAGCCGGTTGCTCTAACCAACTGAGCTAAGTTTCCTGAGTAGCAAAAAGATACAGGGTCGCTGCGATATCTGTCTTTTTACTACTGTTGCAGTTCTTGACCGCCAGCTGCAACAAAGGTAAACCATAGAAGAAATTAATCTTGCCAACTAAGGCAAAGCCACCCGGAACATTTGACAGTTCCTTTAATCATCACCGTTGTAATAGGTGGCAAAGGGAAAAAGAAAATCCAACCTGCATCAGAGGAAAGGCGAAATCCGATGCAGAGCGGCGCATGTGGGATTCGAACCCACGCATGCCGGAGTCAAAGTCCGGTGCGTTGCCACTTCGCCAATGCGCTATGTTGCGGCAGTCGCTCAACCCTGCCGCATGTGATATACTTCAAAAACACCATTGATATATTTATGTTTTTCCTGGAACGCCTGTATCAGTCGTAACTCATTTGGAGGAAATTTGGTTTTGGATATCTATTTCATTATTATAAATCCGTACTGATACAGGCTATCTAGGGATTTCGTGCCTCGTCCTGTCCGCATTGAATCTTCCTCCAAGATCATGCGGCGCGGGCTGTACCTTTTCTTTTATTATTTTAATCCGTTCTACCAATATCAACGGAATTAAAACCATTGGAAATGCCAGTAACATTTATTTCACCTCACAGGGATGTCAAAAATAAAATCACGCTTATTCCGGTTCCAATAAGAATCATCGAACAAGCGGCAGATTCCCATTTGTTTTTACTGTTATTTGTCACGATTTCGGAACTCGCTGAAACAAACATCAGAACATTGATAGCAAGTGCGATTATCGTAAATATCGTTCTCATCGTTCCTCTCCTATGACAAAATCGAGTATTTTTTCTGCAATTTCATCATCTGTTTCAGATGGTAAACCATCTACGTTATAGGCTTTCATTGCTGATTTAAGGCTCGACTTGAAACCTTGGTATATTTCTCCATGTTGAAGTAATTCGTGCCTTAAAACTGAAATTGCATCAGTAATTGATTGAGAACTAACACTAATACGTGCCAGACCTTTCATTTCAATATCCGGTGTTGCCATTAATTCAAGATTAAATATCGGAACTTCATTAACCGCAACATGAAAATCTACTGATTTCACTCTTGGAATCGGTTTTCCGTCAATAAAACATTCGGTTCCTCTCCAGTCATACGGATTCTGATTTACAATCTTCACAATAGACATTTTCAAATCCCCTTTCCTGTGCGTTACAGTACACCAGAAGGTGCTCTGCGATTTCCTGAAGTTGAACCGGGTCGTATTTCGGGATCGCAACCAATTTACTTTCAAGCATCGGGGATAGTGGTGCGAATACCGGTGCGTCCGTAACAATCGTTGCTTTTATCAGCATAGCTGCTACATCAACCGGTTCTGACGGTAACAGCTCATAGATCTCTTTTTCTTTATTCATGCCTCTTCTACCTCCCCGAAATATTCTCTATACAATTCATATCCATTTTTCCCCATTACAGCCCTAACATCATTTTCTTGTTCTATCCGAAGATCGCTGTATGTAATAGTTATTTTTACGGTCTGCATACGAAATTCGCCAACATCTTTTATTGCTTCATCTTTTATCTCAGTTTTTTCATCAGCAGAAAACCATCTTCCGTGTGGTGACAAAAAATAGGCTCTGCGTTTTGATACATTAAACATGACTTCCTGTAAAGATGTATAATCAACAAATGCTTTTTTTGAAGCGGATGTATCATATAGCTTTCCATCTTCCAGAACAGTTCTTATATGGTGATATACATATGTTCTATAATGGTCTAAAGGCTTTTCTCCTGGTTTTTCAGAAGACCCTTTTTTATTCTTAAAAATTTTTTCAAGCATCGCTTTTACCTACCTTTTCCGAAAATACTGTGTTAAGGCTTCACGGGTGATCTGTGACACGCTTTTGCCGGTTCGGTTTTTTTCAGCTATAAGTCTTTGCTCCAATTGGTACGGTAACCGGATACGGATAGATTCACCTTGTGGATTATTCTTTTTCATAGGATGTATCCTTAACTTACTATTTCTACCGGATAGCCTAATTTTTCTTCAAGCTCAGCTACCGTTATTTTACGTGGCTTATTTAATTTGATTTTCGCATCTTGTACCGCACCATCTTTGTTTTTGGCAATCCCGCGCCCAGTGTATATGTCAGCTTCTTCATTAGCGTATACACTGAGATGATTGTATCCATATGTACGGCACCACCTAGCAGCCAAATCAGAAATTTTAATCAATTCTTCCAACTCATTCCCGAATAAATGTGAGTACAATATAGCTCGATCATACATTTCCTGTGTTACTGCTGACAGCGCAATCACGCTTTTATACGGACTTCCGATAAAGCGGAAAAATCTGCATGATTCCATTACTTTTTCGCCTTTCGGAAGCGCAAAACCTTGAGAAATTGCCATCTTAAGAAGCTTCGCTGATTCAACATCGCTTTCTGTGATAACACACTTATTTGTAAAGTCTATCATTACTGTTCCCCTCCCAACATTTTATATAGTGTTCCTCTTGACACTCCCACAATTTCGGCAAACTGAACTTTGGTAATTTCCCCAGCCTGCCATCTTTGCTTTGTTTTCTCAAAGAGTTCTTTGTCTACCTCTTTTTTTGCTCGTCCTTTATATTTTCCCTGAGCTTTCGCAATCGCAATTCCTTCTTTCTGTCTCTGGCGAATATTTTCACGTTCTCTCTGAGCCACGTATGAAAGAAGCTGCAATACAATGTCGGCAATCAGAGTTCCGGTTAAATCTTTATTTTGCGTAGTGTTAAGCAAAGGCATGTCCTGGACAACGATATCTGCTTCAATCTCTTTTGTGATTTTTCTCCACTCAGCTATAATTTCTTCGTAATTCCTTCCAAGTCGATCAATCGAGTGAATCACCAATACATCACCTTTTTGAATGGAAGTGATCATCTTCTGATACTCTGGGCGGTTGAAATCCTTGCCGGACTTCTTGTCCATATAAATTTTATCAACGCCTTCTTCTCTCAATGCCTCCATCTGTCTCGCTTCGTTCTGCTCCACTGTTGATACTCTTGCATATCCAATTTTCATGTATAATCCCTCCCGTTTATTTATGAGTCAATTATACATCTAATTGATTATATTTGCAAGTAGTTCATACACATTTATGAGTATTTTTTATTGACTATTGAAACGTTTTTGATTATGATAATGTTAATAGGAGGTATTTATATGGTTTCTGATAAGATAAAGCAAATAATGAAGATGAAAAAAGTAACCAGTGTTCAATTAGCTCAGCACCTTGGGATGCTCCCGCAATCACTTGCAAATAAATTTTCAAGGGGAAGCATATCCGCAGATGAACTAATTCAGATTCTTGATTTTCTGGAATGTCAATTGATAATTGAGCCAAAACCAGATGTGTCAATCAAACTGACCACTGATGATCTCAAAAGGGAACCGTAATGGTTCTCTTTTTTTATGCCCTAATCAGTCCCTGTCCCCGAAGTAACAGTCGAAATGTTTCCTTGCCTTTTACAGTGATATATGTTTGAACATTCGAATACCCATAAGGCGTTGAAAAATCTTTCATCTGGAAAAGTCCTGACTTTCGATGCTGTTCGTATGGTTTTATGATATTGTGCCGGTCTCGATAAATATACCCGTTATCTGCCAGCCATTTCGTAAGCGTCTTGGGTGGCATGTGAAATTCTTTCGCAGCGTCCCGAAATGTTGTGAGCAGTCTATTGTCTACAAGAGAATCGAAGTACTCCGCTTTGGGCTTCTGCTCCTGCACTTTCTGTTCAAGTAACTGCTTTTCCTGCTGTTCTTCAATCCATCTTTTAGCTCTCTCTATCGGATCAGCTATCTGGTAAGAATCTTGTTTCTGACCAACTTCATACTTTCCGGTTTTACGGATAGAAGGAAGGACTTCTGCAGTTACCCAATGTTTAAATCTTTTTGCAGAATCGAGTTTGCTTGATAGTATAAGTGAAAACAAACCGCTCTCATTTATCACGATTGTTTCCTGTACTCCGCTGTTTGAAGGGAGGCTGCATTTCAGGGCGTCCTCTTTATCGACATGATTAGCAATGGCGTTTCGTTCTTTTACGTATCCTAATGCTTTTGCTACATCGTTTCCAACGAACCAAGGATTTCCGTCTATCGTCACTGTTCTTACGTTCCCAAACTCTGGATTGCTAAAAATCATCATTTCATTCATTCTTCATACCTGCCTTTCTTGGTATCGCCTTGTTTTGTGTTGGCAGAGAAACCGTTAAGGCTTACGGCTTGTCGTGTTGCAATCACTATCTCTGCCATGTGAAAAGGGCCTTTTTGTTATTTTGTTTGCTTTGGGGGCTCACCCGGCTCCTGGTGGTTTTCCCTACAAGGGGGTCCCCGTCTTCCCCGTACGCTATCCGGTCAGCCCGCCGCCCCATGGGACCCGCTGCACCGGATCACGCTGTTGTTGTTCGGCCTGCGGCAGTAGCCTGAGGACGTTAACGCTGCTTTTCGTTCGTCATATTGCACAAATTTTCTCGCATTGTTCATTGTGCATTTTAAGTACACCCTATTTATACATTGCGACAATCTATATATTGTGTTTACATCTTGTTTGATACAATATATTGTGTTTTGGTTGCTTTCGTGTTCACAGTTTCGGCCGCTCCATCTCCGGTAGCTCCAGCGCATCCTTGTACTTGTCCGCAATCTGCTGTGCCGACTGCTGCGGGATACCTTGCACATGATCCGCCTGGACTGGCGCTGTCTCTGCCATGCCGTATGCAGCTTTTGCAACGAAAATCAGGTTTGCATTTGTTCCGGGCTGGTTATGCAATCTATTAAGCGTGCAGTTTTTGCAAATATCGAACCATTTTTTCACCGTGTTGCTATGTGCTGTGGCGGTTCTATAGTCCCCGCGCATCCAGTCACTAAACGTTGAGCGGTTAATCCCTACTAAAAAACTAAACACTTCCAGAGTTGGTAGTACATGATACTTACTGCATAATCTTACAAACACACTGAACATATGATCTAATAATTCTATATCATCGTTACTGGGTTTTTGTATGTGATCAGCAATATAAAAAATCATATCAACAAAACTATCAGCTACTTCTTTTCTGTAATTCTCGCTATCAGGTGATACACATAACACTGTATTAATATACTCATCAGCATATATATTAATATTACTCAAATATATTTCTGTTTCCTTTTCTGTTTTGATAGTATTATCTTTCACTGTATCGCCTCACTTTACAACGTTAATCTGTTAATTTAGCAAAATAAAAAGGACGATACCAAACCGGTCAGCAATCGAAAAACACGCCCAGCAGCTATAACCAGCGCCGGAAGTTCCCGTAAATGCTTTTCAGTTTTTATCGTCCTTTGTTTTAAAAATCATAAATGTATTTGCTTATCTGTCAATTACAATAGCACATATAAGCCATTAATGCAAGCATAAATTTATTTTTATTGCTCAAGGTATAATAAAAGACCTACTAATAAAATAATCCGTTATAACTCAATATACAGCGTTATAGAGCTATATGTATTATAATATAGTGTATTTAGGCATATATTAATAAACTCAGAATCTAGGAGGGGCTTAAAAGATTTTATAATACAGCACTGTATAGAGTTAATTAATAGGGGATTATATATATAATATAATTATAGGGGCGTTTTGGCACAGAAAAAAAACCAGGCTTCCGGCGTCTGATCCGGTTACCTGGCTGAATGATTTTTATTATTTTTCGATTAGCTCGCCCCTCCTGAGTTCCTCGTTAGTGACACGATAGCACATTTTATAAAAATCTGTCAAGCTAAAAGCAAAAAATATTTTTCTTGACAAAACAAACATTTGTGTGCTATGAATAATTTAGCGGACTTCGGCGGCGGGCCCGTTCTCCCCTCGTTAGCCGCCACATAGAAAAAGAATTTAAGCCCCTGGAGATTATCCAAGGGCTTTTTTGTTAAAATTCAGTCATCGCATATTTTACATAATTTCCATCTTTCTCTTGCTTTTTAGTTAATAGTATATTATACTCTTATTAGTCGCTGTAAATGGATGCTTTTACAGCGGAGCCGGTAGCGATACCACCGGCTCACGGATTGAAATAATAATTTTAACTATAGCAATAGTTAAAAAGAAATTAGGCTAGGCTTTCGGGTCTGGCCTTTTTTCATGCCTGCTTTCCGTCCTCGTAACATTCGTGGAAAGCGTCCACAAGCTCCCCGAGTTCTTCCGGTGTGAGCTTTTTTATTAATTTCTTCGGAACCCTTGCGTAATTCCGGGAGAATGTTTCTGCTAAAGTTCCACATTTGGCAGATTTTCTTACGAGCTGATGCTTTTCTATATCTGCTCGTTCTTCTTCAGTGAAATTTTCCTCGTCTTCATTGACTTTGAAAAAATCACCGTTTTTCAATTCGATCGAGAACTCATCTTCCAATAAATCTTCGAATTCCGGTACCAGTTCGCAGTACCTTGCCAGAAATTCTCCCGGCTCACATGGTGCAAGTTCGCTGGCTACTTGTTCTCTGATGTCATCGTCCATGTATGCTGCGACGATATTCAAATCTGCTTCTGCCAATTTTCTCATTCTTCTTTCCTCCTTTTATTTCCAAGTTTCAAATTCGATCTCGTTGTTATCGGGATCAAAAAATTTGTATTTACTTTTATCATACCGTTCCACAACCGGGACGCTATCGCAATACGTAAATCCGTCCGCAAGATATATGTATTTGCCATCTTGTGCAACGAGTTCATGCGCTGGTGTGAATGTTACCATTTCATCCGGTACTACTTTACCGGTCACCCGATTGATGTGGGTTAACCGGCTTTCAATTTTTTGAATCTTCATTTTTCCCTCCTGTCCGCCCCTGCCTGGGGCTTGTGTGCTTGTCTTTTTTAACTGTTACAATGTTTTATCTTCTTTTAACATTTTTTCTATAAATTCTTTTACCTGTTTGTTTTTTTCTTTAACGCTGCATTTATTACAATTTCGTTGTTCTTTTACATCAATGAAACACTCAAGAGCTACATTTTTCCAATAAATATTTGAAAATTCTTCGCTTTGATTTTCACATGATAAAATTGTATTATATCCCCTCTCTGGGTTTGTTGAATCAAAAATTTTTATTGCCTCTTTTTCGTAATATCTTAAATTCCTATCAACAAAATATTTTCGTTTTAACAAATAAACTTCTGTTAAAGGGTACGCTATAAATTTGCAACCTGTGTCATAATCTTTTTGTAGTTCCTTCACATGATGTCTTCGCTTTCTTAGTGCTATTTCATGCTCAGTTAATCTCTTTAAAATGTTTCTACTTGATCCGATATAACGTTTATAATTTTTTAAATTTAAAATTATATAAACGCCCGGATAATTAGACTCTTTGCTGATTCTGAATTGCTTGTTTTCCAATGTAACCACTTCCTTTCTATGGTTACAGTATAACACTTATTAAACTATGCGTCAAGCATTTTATTAAACTATTCTATTATTTTTTCATTCTTTCCAGCTCTTTTAAAACACAGTCCAGGACAAACGCCGACATCTTTACGCCTTTTAATTCGGCCGCTCTTTTGACATCTTCTTTCGTCCCCTTTGGTGCCATCACAGTAATGCGATCATATTTGTCTTTCTGGTACTGTGCTATATAAGAAAGTTCTTTTTCTCTATCTTTAAATGCCATATATAAAACCCTCCAATATTATTTTTCTTATATTATAGCACTTATTAAACTATGCGTCAATTATATACTAACGTTTTGGCCATTGTTTTTTCTTTTCCTATTATAAGCAAAAAAAATATATGAAACAAAAAAATATGATTTTATTAAACTATGCTATTGACACAATTATTAAACTATGCTATTATATAACCATCAACAGAGAACAAGGGAGGAACAAAAAAATGAAAGAAATACAGATTTTGAGAAACATAGTTTTCACTTACTTTTTAGGTGAGTTAGAAATGGATCCGATCCAGGCAAGAAAAAAAGTCGATTCCATGACCGACGAAGAAATTGAAAAATTTCTTGATTAACAAAAGCCTCCGGCGGCGGTCAAGCCGTAGCCCCAACGCAACCGCCGGACTTCAAAAAAAATAAAAAGAGAGGTAAATAATATGGCATACGCAACAGTAAAAATCGAGGGAAACAAAATCATTTCTACATCTTTATGGAATACACATACTTTTGAAATTGTGGAGAAAATCCCTGGTAACTACCTTGTTTGGAATATTGGCGAAAACATGGGGACTGATCTTTATATTCCTATTTGCCAGATGCTCCACCCGGGAGATAAAGAAGATTTTTCCATTAATCCCGATACATTGAAAGCTGTTCCGGTTACTTCAAAAGAATACAAGGCGCTTCAAAAAGCCGCATCTTACGGTGTAAGCAGTTTGAAAACTGCTGAAAAAGCGCTGAGAAGTAAAAGACATGGTTATATGTCAGACAAGAAAAGGGGGCTTGCAGCTCTTACAATTGATATTTTCAAAAGACTTACGGAAAATTAGGCCGGCAAGCGTACCGGGGAGCATTTCCCCGGCGGCCTTTTTAAAACCCGGCTCCCATGGGTACAGGGAAGAAAGAAAAAACATGAAAAAGAAAAATAGTTATATTGTTGTACAGGTGACAGAGAATGAAAAAAAATATGCTTATGCCGTCAAAGTTTCCGAAAGTGATAACTTGCTTTCAAAGTTGGCAATAAAAGGCATCACAGCAGCGAATCTTTGTGGATCCAGAAAAGAAGCTGAGGAAGTTGTTACGATCTGGAACGAAAGTTATAAGCTTAACGGTTCTTATATGTTCGGGGAGGTGTTCTACTGATGAGCGAAAAAATAATAGAAATCAGAAAAGCCACGCAAAAGCAAACCATCACCGCTATAAAAAGCGGTGATTTTTCCATTGTTGACAAGATCAATTCAACCGCAAAAAAGGACGCTGCGCAAGTGTTTAATGCGGTTTCTTCCGGTACTGTCCCGCTGATCTGGTACGACTTGCCACCGGTTCGCTGCCAGTCTGGGGCGGTGTCTGTTATGCGGTACGCCTTGCATAAATCTTCTAAAAAACCGGGATATTTACAACTTTCCTGCATGGAGATAAAAGACGGTCGCATGGTTCCGACTTCCGACCGTCAATATAATATTTTTGACAACTCCGGTTTCCAGGAGTTTTTCCGGAACTTGCCGCAGATCACGAATATAAATTTTTTAGAGCAGTAAAAATGCTGCTCTTTTTCTGCTGCTCTTCCGGTGTCCAGTCCGGCGCCAGGTTCACGGCCTGGGGAGCGGATTAGGCTTGCAAAATCTATCTACAAGTTGTGCACTTTGACAGCTTAATAACTTTGTTTGCCCGGAAATGCGGTTGTTGATTTGCTTTTTTCGCCGTTTTTCGTCTCTTTGACGTTCATTGATATTTTTATCATCGCCTGATTTTCAAGCCGTTTTTGCACGTTTTTATCAATCAATACTCACGGTTGACGGAATCCCGGTATGGTGATATTATGATTATATATAGCCGTTTCTGGCTCTTTTTGTCGTGCTCTCGTGTGCAGCTGGCACCGATCCGGGGCGCAGCGTCCGAACAGTGGCAAAAGTATGTTCCGTTTTGGAACCGCTGTACAACCGCCCTATTCGGCTTTTTAACGGCCGTTTATATTCCGTCCGAAAACTATAGCCTTATCGGTTTTGCGGGCGTTGTGGGTGTATTTAGGACGTCAGTTATTGGCACTTGGAAAATCCCCGGCACTGGTCCGCAGGTGGTCCGTAGCCTTTTACAGAATTGGTCATACTGGTTGTGAAACGAACAATATTTCTGGCGGTTCTTGAATATTTGCAATATTCAGACACAGAAAAAGGCCGAAAAACGGTCAAAAAAAGAGCTGCTGGAAAATAATCTTTATTTCTGGATTTCCATTTTGTTTATCTTGCATATATTAATCCATAGCATCTTCCGAGGGGCTGTGAAAAATCACGAATCAATTTAATTTATTTAATCCCTCGGATTTTCTCCTAGCCGTATTCTTCGTTTTGTATGTGGTCCGTTGTTTCCGAACTTTTACTTTTCGCTCTGTCTTATCTTTCTTCCTACGTACTTTGTTGTGTGATGATCGTTCAGTTGAGAATCCCATATTTTCCCTCCCTGTCCTTAATCTTTTGGTTTCTGCTCTTGAAGTTGATAATTTCTATATCTGTTTGCAGCTCTTGTGGCATCCGTCCAACGATGATTACTCTCAGTGGTTCCAATCTTTGAACCATCTCTTGAAATCCCTTGCAAAATTCCAGTCGTGATGCTTTTGACTTCACTCGCCCATTGGTGCAGCAGGCAACCGTGCTTTTTTTGGGTATTCCGTCAAAAATCCAATCATAGCAGTATTCCGGAGGTATGTTCACGTTTGGAATCATACGGATTCCGTTCATATACAGATAATGTGCTATCGCATGATTGCGGTACTTCTGCCAGATGTTCATCGCGAATGGCATACCGTTTTCTCCGACTGCCATACTGAAGTCAGGTGCAATCACACTGTTAAAACACTTCAGATGCTCAATGTATTTATCCGGGCAATTCCAGATTTTTTCAAATTCGTTGTCGTGGATATAGAAATTGACGGTCAAGCCCATGTGGTTCTTTATCCGCCGGTCAAAGCTGTCCTTAAAGTCAACAGTATCTGTCCCGGGCCTGCCGGTATACCGTGGCATCATGGGGAACTGGTACGGTCCGTCCAGATCTGCTCCCTCGATCATATATTCTCTCATTACGTCATATGCGGTATGATTCATAAAAAACACTCCCTAAAAACACAAAAAGACATCTTGTTCCGGGAATTGGAACCGATGTCGTCATTAGTATGTTTTCATACTACCAGATATTTAGTTAAATGTCAAAAAATTACATCTCTGCTCTTCCGTTCATCTTTTGTATATTATTTAGATTGCAAATGCGTAAGTGTAGTTAAATTCCTTTTCGCATCCATCCACATAGTTGATTTTCCTGTAAAATACGGCGTGTCGTTCTGAGAACTTATTTAAAAAAAAGTATTCAGAACAGCCCTGTTTATCCCGCTCGATTATTGACTTTTTTTTTACATCTCCGGTCTTTAAAAAGAACAAAATTTCGCACTCCTGTGGACGCTTTGGATTTATTACTATTTTGTCCAAAAATTCTCCCAGAACAGTCTTGGTAATATCTTCCGGTCCAATTCCTTGCAAATCATTTAATATCTTTCCGATTTCTTTTAATTTCAAATGAGAATCTTTATCGGCTTCTTCTTTTGATTCCAATTCGGAAAGTTTATTATTTATATTTTGAATCTCATCCTTGAATTTTTCACTTTTATCAAGATATTCAGCGTTTGTTATGATTCCATCCAGGTTAAGATCAAGAAGCTTTTCCTTCTTTTTCTCCAACTGAAGGACCATGTTTTTAAGTCGGCTTATCTCAGCCCCATCGTTGCTGAAGTCTATGTTCTTTTCGACCAAACTTATATATTTTTCAATGGCTGCTTGAATATCCCCGGATTTATTGATAAGATCTGCAAGCATTACTCTTAATTCTTTCTCACGTATCCCAAAAGAGTTGCAACTTTGCGCTCCGTTTTTTATGCGATAGCTGCATACCCATCTTGCATCTTCACGTCCTCTTATAGTGTGCTGTTTCATCCAATATGGTGCTCCATCGTTGCCGCAAAAGATATATCCGGTGAACAAGTTGTTTTGCTTAAAGGATGTTCTATGGGATTTGATCGCGTTACTTCGTGTTTGCATAATAACGTTCGCCTTATTCCATACAGATTCATCTACAATCTGTGGAACATGGTTCCCGTCGTCTTTGTACATTGTCCATTCATCCTCTGGCAAAAACTCTTGCTTTTTAGTGAACATATCGACGACTTTTACTTTACCGCCGCAATAATAACCTTTATATTTCGGATTCTTGATTATCTTTTTGATATTATCTCGGCTGAGTTTTCCGCCTTTGTAATTTCGATATCCTTTTTTGTACAGGTATTTCTCAATAGTGGATGTAGACCATTCTCCTGTAGAATACTTTTCAAATATTTCTTTTACCATTGGAGCTGTTTTAGGATCAACTGTGAGTTTTCCGTCTTTCTTGATGTATCCGTATATTCGGGCGCCGAGGACTACGCCGTTTTTTATCGACTGTGCATGTCCGAATTTTATTCGATTGGAGAGTTTTCTTGATTCATCTTGGGCAATTCCGGACATTATGGTAAGTCTTAATTCGCTATCTTCGTCAATCGTATTAATGTTGTCGTTTTGAAACCATACGCATACACCATACATTAGCAATTCCCTTGTATATCTTATACTATCTAACGTATTTCTTGCAAATCTGGTAATTTCTTTCGTTACAATCATATCGATCTTCCCAGTTTTTGCATCTGCCATCATGCGTTGAAATTCGTCCCTTTTCTCAGTTCGTATTCCCGATATTCCGTTGTCAATGTACGCACCAACAAATACCCAGTTTTTATTTTTAGCAATGAAGTTTCTGTAATATTCGTCCTGGTGATGTATAGAAACTTGTTGGTCTTCTGATTCCGTGCTTACCCTTGCATAGAAAGCCACTTTTAATTTCAAGTCAAAAATGCTGCAAGTTTTCAGTATTTCTCTGGTACGATAAACGTTCATGCCCCGTTCTCCCTTCTGGTTGGAAGAGCAGAGATAAAATTATTATACCTTCAATCTCATCTCCGCTCAATAGTTTGGTTTAATTTTCAGAGAGAATTTTAATATCAATTTTTTCTTTCATTTCTTTACTGATTAGTCCCTGAAGGTATACGTGTTCGTTCAATGCCAGTAATAACGCTTTGTTCATGTCGCACTCCTTTCTTTGATGAAAAGTCCCAAAATCCTTTTGAAACATTTTAGGCATATATTTCTATGCAAACTTATATAAAATGGATTCTAGCGTTTTTTGGTCAATCAATTACTTCGCTTTACAGCAAATCAAATATATCTATCTGTCCTTTGATTTCATCTTCCTTTTCATCTGTGAAAAATTTGCAAGCAATGTAGTTTGGTTTCCAATCCACATCTCCATTGTAGTTCAGACACCTCGGATGCTTTCCAGGCCGGTATCGCAAACATTCATCGCATCTGTGATACGGATTTGTTCCGCCGGAATCTTTGTACATTGCGCTTATCTTAATCATATGGATCACCTTCTTCAAATATGCTGAATTTTCTCAAAAGTTCCACGTCGTCTTTATCTAATTGTATTTCGCATTGTTCATTGAGTCTGCGTGCCAATTGACCAATAGTCGGATTTCCTTTGTTAGCCTGGTGAATATATTCATTTCCTTTTCTGACAACTGTCATTATTTCTTCTGGACCAAATTCATATGTATCGTGTAATGCCAAAAGAAAAGTTATGCTGTTCTCGATGTTAGCCCAGTTTTGACCATCTTCAAAACCTTTTTCACATCCGTCTTTATAACTTTTCTCACGTTCTTCCGCCCTTGCATTTTCCACAACTCCGTTCAATGCGCTCACGGTTCTACTGATCCCGTCTTCCTTGCCTTTCTGGTACGCTTTTTCAATCTCTTCATTTCTGACTGCCAGAACTTTTTCTCTGGACTCGTCAAACATCCGCTGCATTCTTTCAATCTTTGCAGCTGAATAAGGCATAGTTGCCGGTTTCCCTGTGAATTTTCTTTTTAACACCGCACTGTTCATTTTCCGCCTCCCATGATGCCTGCTATCATTTGTTGTTTCATTGTTTCCGCTATGTGCTCCCGGACAGATTCTTCCGGAAATGGGATCTCAAGTGACCGTTCCAGAATCCGGTTGGTGATACGTTCATCGTAATTTAGTCGAGAAATACAGTAATTACTTGTGAAAATCGTGATTTTTCGGCTTGTATAGCGCCCGTCGATAATTTCATAATATTTTTCATTTACCCAGTCCTTTTCGGTTTCTGTACCGAAATCATCAATGATTAGAATATCTGCTCTGGCAAGTTCATCAATCAACTGTTCTTCCGTTTTATCCGGACTGTATCTTTTCCCCCATGTGGACTTGATCTCGTCAAGGATTTTCATAGACGTTGAAAATTTTACCTGTTTCTGATATTTTTCAATCAGTTCATTCGCCAGGCTGCATACCATTCGGGTTTTTCCAGAACCTTTCGTGCTAGAGTAAAAATACAGCCCAATTCCCTGATTTTGCATATCGCCGATATTCTCTATCCAGTATCGAATGGCTTTTGCGGCTTGCTTTATTGTTTCCTTGCTCTCCGGCAGCTGATATACTGCCGACCTGAAATTATTAAACATTGCGCCCTTGTAGATATCTGGAATCTCTGCAAACTTAAGCTGATTTCTATGAATCATTTTTTGACGAATGCCGCAGGAGCACTCCTGGCAGTACGGAACTCCGTATTGATCACGGCTCCATACCCATCCGGAATCATCACATAAACGGCAATGTGTCTGATCCTCCATCATCACCGAGTGTTCCGAACGGGATAAGTGGTTCGACTTTTCTCTGAGTTTTTGCACCAGATCCATGTTTCCTGTCCCCATTGTAGTTGCCCTCCAAAACCTTTAAGAAATTATTTGGTTTTACAAACCAGTCAAAAGTAATCATCCATCCATTTTTGTTTTCGCCTCTCAGAAAATCGCTGTGGCGAATGTTGTCCATAGCCTTTAAGAGATCGTTCATGCCATACTCTCTTATTCGTCCTTTGAGCATCTGGCATCTTTTTGATGCTGGTTTGATATCCCTGATAGGAGCAATGCCAACATCCTGTAATTTGTTCCATTCCTCAATAACACGTCGGACATCTGTCTGACGAATAGTATCTTTAGATACTATTAAATTATTATCTTTATCTTTATCTAATTCTATATCTATATCTAAACCTTTATCTGAGAGCGTCTTTGTTGCGTCTTTGTTGCGTCTTTGTTGTGTCTGCCGTCCTGATCGTTCTATTAGCCGAGTATCATCAATCGGATTTCCGCCCGTCAAAGAGTAACTACCATTGTCTTTTAAAAGCAGCATTTTCTTTTCGTCAGTATATGATGTTTCAGCATACCGATCTCTTGACAAAGTGTTGTGCATTCTCCAATGCTTAATTACAATTACGCCATCCTCAAATGTAAGGACAAACCTTTTTGCGATTAATAATCGCAGGTCATCTTCACTTGCTCCTGTGATTTTCATTATCCTTTTTGTATTTCCAATGAATCCATCATCGTCAGCTCTCATGTTAAGATGAAAATATAAGCACTGAGTTGACAATGGCATCTCCAGGAATGCATCACTGTCAACGATTTTCATTGTAAACATTCGCTTCTGAGCCATCTATCTATTCCTCTTCTCTCCAATCTAATTTCTGCCCGCACTTATTGCAGTAAAAATCCGACTTATAAAGTCCCTCTCTATTGCAAAATGGACAATCACCTTTTGTCGTATAATATCTACCCGAAAAATCAAAAATACTTTTCACGTTTTTAGGTTTTTCTGGAATTTGCTTTTCTAGCGCATCAAGCGCAGTCATTCTGACTTCATAAGTACATTTACCGCCATAGGCTGTGTCCTCGTAACTTAATTCTTCTAATGCTTCTTCTGGCTTCATTTCTTCATCTCCTCCAACTTCTTCTCGGCTTCTTCACGAGTGAGGAATACGATTTTACCAATTCCACTCATTGGAAAAGATCCTATTATTGAACCGGTATGGTTTTCGCAATAAAATATAATTTCATCTCCTATTTCTTCACCTGCTTCTATATAACCGTCACAATATCCATATGAAAATGCTTTTATTTCATATGATTCCGTGTATCCCAAAATGTTATACCATAGCATATCTCCAACCTTACACGGCAATCTCACAAGCAAGCCCTGTTCTTCTGCTTCTTTGTAAGATTTTAATTCTTTCAGCCATTTTGCAACTTGCTCATATTTTTCAGCACAATCAGTGCTACTTATAAAGCTGTTAGGAATAACAATAGTATTCTTTTCTTTATTTTTTCTGTTCTTTCTCGCTACTTCTTTGATGTATTTAATAGCATTGTCAAGTGTTAATCTCTCCATCTACTTCACCTCTTTCATCCAATCCTGAAATTCTTTCATACAATCGGGGCATAAATCCATAGCGGTATGTGAATAAAATTTTCTTTGATAGTCCAAATTTAATGTCATAATCCCATTAGGATTCTTTTCGTCCTTCTTAAAATTGTACTCTTCGTACAGTTTTCCACATCTGTCACATTTCTTTGCGTATGCCATTAATCCACTCCTCCTGTAATCTCATCAATACAAGTGTTCCAACCAATCTTGTAACTAGGCATCTTCCCATTGCTCTGAAAACACTCTCTTCCGTACACTCCTGTTAATTTCATTTTATCCGGCAATGGCTTCAGCGGACACCAATTAGGAATCATTTCTGCTTCTTTATCGAGCACGCATTTTCCTGCACCCAGGCAAAAAAAGCTTGTTTCCAATATATTGCTACAATCTTGACCAATTGGACAATCATAGCAATTCTCTGGTGTTTCTATCACTAATACTGATTTACTCATAATTCCTCCTCAAGACAACAATACACTATTGGATAGCCAGTATCACAATCACAATTGTTATAATCAATGTCTTCCAATGCTTTACTTTTTGCTATTTTCACAGCTTCTTCTTTTGTATCGGCTTCAATATCGTCATAATCAATTGATAAGCTCATTCCGACACTTACATGCCATTTACTCATCTGATTCCTCCTGTAATAGTTCTTTATTATCGAAAATGTTGCCAACTACTTCAAAATTCTCCAGATCAAACTTATCAAGGTATTCTCTATCTGTGCTATTAGCTTCATGTACTACAAATCCAGCAAAGCCCCATTCAACAGTTTCACAAGTCGTATCTTCTGGGTAAAATTCATCCAAATGAGCCATCAAAATGTCGTTTTCCCAAATTTTGTTCCCGTTTTTGTCGCAAAGTCCTGTGAACTGGCAGAGGGTTTCTATATCAATTATATTGGTATATACTGTAAACCGATCTGAATCCTTCCGATAAAAAATAATGTCCTTCCCACCTATGTGATATTGATCTCTTATGTAATATCCCTCAACCCATTCACCGTTATCAATCCGCTTTGCCTTGAAAAGAAACTCTCTCATTCAACTCCACCGCCTTTCACGATTTCATCAATTGTTGTATCCCCTTCTATGCAATATTTTTCAAATAAATAATCTTCCAACTGTTCAACAACCTTATCCGCATCAAAAGCTGTCCACTGTTCATTAACACAATCAATAAACTCTTTCTGGTCAGAGCTAATACTTGTGCCAATTTCCCAAATTTTGATATATTTAATTAATTCGTCTGCATCAATCAATCGGCTCATATCCTATTCTCCTAACTGTTTTAAAATTTCTTTTGCAATTTTATTACTTTCCTGCATGGAAACTCCCCATCCATTATATTTTCTGTGGCATTCATCACAGTTCCATTCATCACTATCACTTTCTTTAATTTCGCTATTGAATCTGCAATTATCGCAATACATATGATCGAGAGTGCTATAAATGATGCTTGCAATATCGTCTTGTTTGCTATTAGCATCGTCTACGTGTTTCTGCTTAGTTAAATATTCAAACGCTCTCAGCTCATTTTTCCCGACCCATTTAATCCATGCACCGCAATCCCCGCAATACAATCCCGTATTATTCCCAACTTTCTTGACAAAAAGGTTTTTACTATTGCACTTTGGACATCTATATTCTTTCATCTTTCATCCTCCCACACTCCCAACAACCGCATTCTCTCATACAGTACAGCGACGGTCTTGCGCCTGTATCCGTAAAAGTCCTTCGGATTCATCGGGATATATCTTTCTCTGCTGATTTTCCTGTAGCTTTTCCGGTGTAGGATATTTTCGATAACCATATCCGCTATCACCGTGTTCTTCGGGCAAGCTGACAAGGCAGCACTGGAAAGTAGGTATCCGTACTCTGCCGGGAAGTCTTTCAGCATCGTATTCAGTTTTTCTATGTCCTCTGCCGGGATCCCGTAATCTTTCAGCTTTTTGTTCCTTGTCAGCATACCGTTCTCCTTTCTATCTGTCTGAGTGGTGCTTGTCGTACATGATCGCCACACATACAAGACCAGCCACTCCGAATATGGCTCCAAAGGTGAATCCTAATAAGAATGTAATCATGCTTCCACCCTCCTGTTCCACTGCTCTATCGCTTCTTCCTCTGTTTCTCTCCAACGTTCAACCATTCCATCACATTCTGTACAAGCTGCAAGATATTCTTTTCTTGAATCGTTATATTCATTAATCAGCATTTCTGCTTTTCCTCCGCAAAACGGACACGGTTTCAATGGTTTTATTTTATCCATTTTTTCTCCTTATTTTCTCATATAATTCAAAATATTCTTCCAATGTTTCTGGCAGTTTGATACAATCTGGCTCATAAGGTTTTGGATATACAGTATATCCGCACTTCGGACATTTGATTTGTGGTGGAAAGCCCCTGCTCCATTCCATGTTTCCACCGCATTTTCTGCAACGAATGTATCTCTCTACTTTCTTTGGCTTGATTTTAAAAAATGAAGTATAATTATTCTTTCTCATTTCCATCCTCACTTTCCCCATGTAAGCAACTGACACGCTATTGTGCAGTGATACATGATTAATTTATCCAAATGCTACCTGTCCGTTATTCTGCATATAAATCATTGGTGCAGCTTTGCGTTCTCCGACTTTCAGATACGGACAATTTGCTTTTACAAGTGTTTCTGCCATAACCGGCACAACACTGTTTCCAATTCTTGCCACCTGTTTTGCAATCGGGTAACTTCTCCATTTGTAATCCCGATCAATGATGTAATCTTTCGGGAATCCTTGCATTACCTTTAATTCTTCCGGCTTTAACATTCTGAGAAAAATGTCTGAAATAATGTATTTCTCTCCACGAATATCGACCAGAACATTTACAAGTCCGAACCTGTCTTTTGTGGTAATGGTTCCAAGCGGTTCATTTAGCACCTGTCCGCATCCTGTTCCATAATACTTAACCAGGAATGCAGATATTACTCCGAAGTGACCGGGTGATGTGGTTATCGTATGTAGTGGTTCGTTGCACCCCTGACCGATTCCGGTTTTGTAATACTTTGTAATAAATGCAGTTACAAGCCCATACCTGTTCGATGTATCAATGGTCTTAATTGGCTCAGTCAGCAATTGTCCTCTGGAATCACCTTGTCTGGTTTCTCCGTGGTACTGAATGATAAATGCCAGTGTATCTTTACTCTTCACAATGTACGGCTCTGGATTATCAATGATATATTTTTTGATTCCATTTGCAATGCGTTTCTGTGTCGCTTCTGCCAATGGTTTTGGACGGTCAAAGATGCTTTTACCTAAGTCTGACCAGTCGATGTAGTCTCCACACTGTTCGTATCGTTTCATGCCACCTGTACCCAAACGATTGTGCGTAGGCTTTGGCCATACTATCTGCTTTCCATCCCTACGAAACACTGCGTACCACCTTTTTCGTGTCGTTGGTGCTCCATAATCTGCCGCTACTAATTCCCGGCTATCAAATTCATAGCCAATGGATTTCATAGCTGCTATGAATTTGTTATAGTCTTCACCTGCTCTGCTCTTAATTGGCCTTCCTGACTCATCCAGAGGTCCCCACTGCTGTATCTCCTCTACATTTTCCATGATGACTACATCCGGAAGAATCAGCTTTGCGTGCTTATACACAGCCCACGGAAGAATGCGAAGCCCATGTTTTCTCGGCTGACCGCCTTTTGCTTTTGAATGGCTTGTACAATCAGGACTCGCCCACATCAATGCCACATGTTGATTTCCGACATATTTCTGCAAATCTACTTCGAAAATATCCTCTGTCAGATGCAGTGTTCCAGGGTGATTTGTCTTGTGCATCAGGATAGCGTCGGGGTCGTGATTGATTGCTATGTCTACCGGTATTCCGAGTGCCATTTCGATTCCTACAGATGCCCCACCACCGCCGGCAAAGCAATCTATGATTAAATCTCTCATCTATACTCCCATCTTCTTGATCAGATTCTTATTCAATTCCCCTTAACATCAAGCTTAATTTGCTGTAACAAGGGCAAAACTTTGTATGATCGAAAATATCTTCCAGTAAAACACAATGCGGAAAAAGCTGCTTTACCTCATAGATATGCTCTTTTTCTTCCCCACCACGTTCTACGTATTTGATTCTTTTGCCAACATGCAAATCAAACGTTTTACTTATATATGCTTTAAGCCCATATATGTTCACTTTGCTCATTTTTGTGCACCAATCCTTCCTTAAAAGCCACTATTGCAGCTTCCTTACTGTGATGTATTTTTGTAATGGTTTTACATTCTGTGCATTCGCACCAATATAAATCTCCTCCACAATGCCGGTTATAATCTGCGAAAACATGAAAACGATTCCCGCATTTAGGGCAAATCCTACTTTTACCATTTTCAACATTAATTCCCATTCTTTCATTAAACATAGAACATTTCCTCATCGTTATCACCAGAATCGAAATCTGACGTTTCTTCACAATCAATTGATTTATTTCTCGACATGTTCTTTCCTCGCTCAACCAGTTCTGCCCTCTGCTCTTCTGTCAGTTTTCTCGGGGCTCGTAAATTTGGCACGTATTTTCTCGGAACATGAGCGAAAATCGATCCATCTTTGTTAATTGCGATAACCTTCACATCTTCCGGGTTTTCTTCTTTCAGTTTAAGTGTTCGATTCTTTAAAGTACTTCCGTTGTACGCCGATACTTCAGCATAATCACTTCCACGTATCCATGCGATACTACATTCATTACAATTCTCTGCCATTATTTTCCCTCCACTTTTAATATTTTTCTCAACTTCGATGTGAGTAAGTCAAACTGTGCAAGCATGTCTTTGTCCTTGTGCTTTCTAACAGTGATATCGTCTTCCGAATCATCCAGGTAATATTCACCATTAATAGGTTCTCTGTAGTCTATTTTTGATTTGAAGTCCCACCCGGAAAGGTTGAACCTTTCAACGGCTTCTTTCCGGGTAAGAGTATCTACAAATGTTCCATCTAAGGTGTACAGATCGTAAAGCTTCATCTTTTATTCTTTCTTACCAACCGGTATTTTCTGTGAGAATTGCTCCCCGAAAATTCAATCAGTCCATCATCCGCAAACTGGCGCAAATGCCTCTGGATTGCACTAGGGCTTAAATCCAATTCCTCAGCTATCGTTTTAATCTGTGGCATTTCGCCTTTGCGTTTTTCGTATTTTACGATGAAATAATAAATATCTTTACGATTCTGCTCGTATTCCTTATGCTTTCTGTTCTTTATTTCACGTATAGTCATTTCTCGTAGTTCCTTTCATCAAGCATTTCTTTAAATTTCTCGAAAGCTTTGATTGAAGTTTTGTTGTTCTGCTTTTCTGGCTTCAGGGTAATTTGTAAATGAGTATCAATGATATGCGATAAATCACGGGCCAGAGCTTTCTTGCCTTGTTGGATACCATCACGATATCCTTTTGCCGGTCGGTAATCAGCAATCTTTTCTTTTCCTTCATCCTGTCCACCACCAGTCTTGTTTTTCACAATCCATCCGGCATCAATGGCTTTCTGGATGTATTCTCGTTCTTTTTCATCAAGCTGCGATACCGGACAGTGAAAGAAGTCAATCTTGTATCCGCTCTTATTTTCTTCCGAATACAGCCCATGTGCTTTCATGGAACGATCAATATGTTGTTCGTATCCTGACATGTGTTGGGCCAGTCTGGTAAGAAGTTTTACTGACTGCCCGATATATCCATGGGTTTCGGTACGCCAGAGTATATATATCCCGGTTCCTTCATCCAGTTTCGGATTTACTTTCAGAAGTTTCTTCTTGTTGCTCGCTTCAATGGCTTTCGCCCGTCTGAATTTCTTGTAATCCAACCGAAGCTACTCCTTAGCTAAATGGCAAATCCGGATCATAAGCCGGTTCGACAAATGTGTCGCTTGCCGGTGCTGGCGGTGGAACTGTGCCTGGATTCTCGGGCTGGTTACTTCTGCTCTTACTTTCCACAAACTTATGTGTTTCTATCAGACAGTCATTTGTGTAAATTTTCTTTCCGTCAGTGTCTGTATAGTTTCCGGTCTGCCAGCTACCGATGACTGCAATTTTCATTCCCTTATGCAGGTGTTTTTCAGCAAACTCTCCATTTTTACCAAGCGCTACACAATTTATGAAATCTGATTTCCTCTCATTATCTTTACGATACTGTCTTTCTACTGCAAGAGTGTATCTTGCAATGGTTATGTTGTTAGTTCCGGTCCGTATGTCCGGGTCTTTCACTAATCGGCCGATCAAAATTACTTTGTTCATGTTATTTCTCCTTATAAGCTTTAGGCATCGGCATCCACGCCGAAACCGTGTATTTTATCTCTCTTCCGACTCCAACATCCGCCCATTCTCCGTTTCCAATGTATCTCAGAGATGTTGGCCATTCAGCGCCCTTGATTGTTACCGTATACTGCGGAAGTTGCTCGATATCAACATCTTCGTCTGGCTCCGGCGGTAACATTAATTCTGTCGGAATCCATGCAATCACAGGATTGTAGGATGTGAAAAGTTCCTTTGCCTTTTCCAATGCGTCATTCCATCCTCTGTCGTACAAACCGGATGTTGAAGAGATTTCCTTTTTGATTTTGTCCAGAACATTAATTAAAATCTGCATTCTGTCACTCCTTTTTGTCTTCGTAAAAACTCAAGTAATCAAACCACTGGTCTTTGATAAAATGTCCGATGATTTTCACTGAGTTTCCCCATCCCTTTGTTGCAACCCGAACATGCTTTCCTTTTAAATTCACAAGATCTTCAACGCCAACTACATCCATAATTCGCATGATTGCTTCCATTCCAGAAGCAGAACCTTTAAATTCTTTGGCTCCCAAATATCCATGCCCAAGAACATAGCCGCCGTAAACGACTCCCCATCCGCCACCGTTCAGCGTAAGGTCAAGTGACAATACTCCGTGATCTCTGAAATTTAATGATACATTTGTAATTTCAGCGTTTTGAAGTTTATATCCATCCGCCAATAAAAGTTCTTCTGTCCATTCTTTCAATTTTATTCCTCCTCATAATCATTGCAGTAAAGTGGTCCGTAGTCCCATGCAAACGGACAACCATCGTGATATTTACAGCTATAGCAATCTACCATTTCCATTGGATTTTCCCCTTTCAAAATGGGCACAAGTTCAAATTAACTTCCAGTCCGGATCGTCCAATCTGAACTAAAACATCATCGCCAACAACTTCTTTAATTTCTTTAAGCATTTTTGTAGTGTCTGAAGCATCTCTGCTCAAATGCACCAGTGTTACTGTTTTAAGCGATTCTGTAAGATTTGCCTTAATGAATTGCTTGCAAGTTGATAAAGAACAATGTCCGGTGATCTGGTGTTTCCACTTCGGGTTATTTCTATCTATCAGTTCTTCGCAGTAATTGCAGCCAATAATCAAGTGATTAAGTTCCATTGGTTTGAGCTTGTATCGGCAATACTCAAAGTCTGTCAGATAAAGAAGTTTTCCCATTTCTTCATGTTCCATCAAGTACCCGAAGTTCGGACACGGTTCTTTGTTTGCAGATGTATGTGGTAGTCTGAGCGGAACTGCACTGAAAGAACCGATTTTGAAGTATTTCTTTTCAGTGACAGCTTTTATAGTTCCGTCTGTTATGCCTAAATTACTGATTGTTTCTTGACCGGTATAAACTGTGATTCCGGCGCTTATGATTTCATGAATAGCTTCAGTGTGATCGCCATGTTCATGTGAAAGAAGCGCACCGGAAACATTGCTTATCTGATAATCAATTCCTTTGAGAATCTTCTTGTAATTGCATCCGCAGTCAAGAAGAACAATCTCGCCTGTACTTGACTGCATAAAATAGCAATTTCCCTTGGTACTTCCTGTTGAAATTACTCGCATGAACACTGGAATCACCTCTTTTTCTTTCTATAAAATTAATATCCATTATTTTATAATCCCGATACATTTAGAGCTGAGGCAATTTCTTTGATGCTATCTCTTGTTTTGCGTGGAAGAACGTAGTCTCCATTTTCATTTTTTAAATCCATTACATTGGGAAGATTTTCTCTAAGAAGTTTTAATTCGTATCTTCCCAAGAAAGTCGATTCCAATTTTGTTTTTCCTTCTTTTGGAAGAATGAATATTGGCTTGTTTGAAATATGTGCATACATAACCATGCTCATTGCCTCTTTCGCCTGTTCTTCTGTTGAGTAAACAGCCATAATTGTTCCTTTTTCACCGACCTTTGGAACGTATGCTCTTATGATATTTTCAGCTCTGCTTAATGAAGTGTTTTCGTAAGGAATGTCAATATCTCCCGTCTGACTAATTAATCTCATTTCATTCTCCTTTCAATTTCTAAATCCATACTGTGGCATAATTTAATACAGTTTCCATGAAGCATATGGTTCCTACATGCTCCATATTTTTCGTTGAATTTTTTCATTGGCATCTTTTCTTCGTTTACTGCACGAACCCATCTACGAACCTTTTTCTGAGTATTTCTTTTTCTGTCACCACGTAATTTTCTGATATATTTCCCCTCATCAGTCACGTAATGGTGGAATCCAAGATAACACAGCCCCATTCGGAACGGTACAATTTGCGATTTTGGGTTCAATTCCAACCCGAGGCTTTTAACCATCATTCGAATTGCTTCAAGAATTTCTCTGGCGATGTCTTTTGTTTTGCACAACACATAAAAATCATCGTTATATCGTCCATAATATGGATTTCCAAACTCAATCGTTATCATTTGATCCAACGAATGAAGTAGCAGCAATGCATATTTCTGGTTGACCTGGTTTCCTAATGGCAGTCCTGGATTTCCTGTGCTATCAATAAATAAATGATTCAGCCAGATTGTAAAATTATCATCAAAATAGTAGTCAAGTATGTCTTTCATTATTTCATGATCTATGCTGTAAAAATATTTATGAATATCACATTTTACAATCCATCCATTAATTCCATTTCTTTTGTAGAAATCAAGCATTTGTTCCTTTAATCCGTCCATCGCCATATGCTGTCCTTTTCCCTGCTGTCCAGCGGTGTTCCATTTAATCAGAATTTTTTCAAGTTTCGGAGTCAGAACATAATCGGAAAAGCATCTCTGCACTACTTTATCCTTGAATGCACATGATTCTATTGTACGTTCTTTTGGCTCGTGGATTTGAAACTTATTATATGGATTTATGGTATACGTTTGGCTTTCCAACTGTTCTTTTAGAAGGTGAATGCCTTCAAGAGATAAATTAGAAAACCTTGCAGTGCCTGAGTTAAATTTTTTACCGCTTTTAACCTTCTTGTAAGAACGATATAAATTCTCAAAATTTGCAACAATTTCTTTATCCATTGTTTTTGTTCCTTTATATTTATCCATTCCGGAAAGGTTATGCATTTACTTGTATCTTTACTGATTTCAGCTTTGCGCTTACTCTGTCTGCCTGTGATCCAGGTTGGGCGAACACCGTTACTGTTGTTGTAGTTATTGTTGTTGATGTTGCCGGAAGGCGAAACAACGGTATTGCAACGCATAACCCAAGTTGTTACCTGTTTCTATCTTTTGTTCTCCATGAAATAGTCATGTACTTTATATCTTTGACCATTTGTGACCATGACTCCATTCCACCGGAGTTGATAATTCCTAATTCATATGAAAGTTCTATAAAGTACATCAACTCATCACAATGAGTAATGGCTTTCGTTTGAAGCTCTAATCGTTCTCTTTTATAATCTTTCAGATCAGTTCGGTTGGCTTCAAAAAGCAACTCGTAGATTTCTAATGCTTTATTTTGCATTTTATCTACAAGTGAAAACCTGTATTTCTTTGGGTATCGTCTGGCATTACTCGTAACTATTAATGTATGCTTTGCAAGCTGCTTAGCCTTTGTTATTACCTTTAAATCTTCATTTGCCATTAATCTTCACTTCCCAATTCAAAGATAGAAGAAGAAAAGATACAAACTGGGCGAACACCGTAACTGAAGCTGCAGTAATTGCCGTAGACGCCGCCGGAAGGCGAAACAACGGTAAGTGTTGAGATGTAACCATTTGCCGGTGTGCTCCATGGCGTAATCAACCACCACCAGTTCTTCGTATTCGGAAGTAATTTACGATATTTCCGGTACTCATCCACGGTCAAAAGTGAAATCTTATCTTCACAATGTCCGTATTCTGTCTGGCCGTCCAGTGAAAGTAAATCGCGATCAAATTCAACAACTGCATCTTCCCCCAACTCTTCTGTGATTTTCTTAAGAAAAGAATCGTTTAATTCTTTTCTAAGATCACTCTCAATCCAATTATTTGAATCTGAATCAAATTTTCTGTTTTCCCCGTCGAAGCTGTTTAAAATGGCAAAATATCCTTTTTCTGTCTTATCCAGAATCATCCATTCCATGCCGGCGATTTCCACCGTTTTGCCAATTTCCGGTTTTTCCATATGCTGCTTTTTATATTCGGCAAATTCTTTGTTGATCCGGTTTAATTCATTTTCAAAATATTTCAAATTTTTCTTCATTTTCATTCCTCCACTTTAGATACAAAGAGATTGGATTTTAAGATACAAACTGGGCGAACACCGCTACTGAAGCTGCAGTTAAGGTGGTTGACGCGGCCGGAAGGCGAAACAACGGCTAAGTTTTTCCTCCAACCACGTTCTTCCGTTGACCATGGCGATAATGTCCAATACCAATCGTTTAAACACGGATTCGGTGTGATATCTGTGTATTTACGCGCTTCATCAAACGTCAGTGGTCTAACTTTGCATTCCGTTTCTCCGATTTTCTGTCCATCCACGGTGATCAAATCTACTATGTCAGTTTCGATATTCTCTTCTCCAAACTCTTTTTCAAAATCTTTCAGAATTTCAGTATCACAGAGTTTCTTCAAGGATGATTTGTTATAGTCAGTTGTATCATCATCAAATTTCACATTCTCTTTCACGAATCCGAGTGAAATGATCTTGGTATGCTCTGTGTACTGTTCCAAGACCTTGTATTTTCGCTTTCCGGTAGTCTGGAAGATATCTCCCGAATTAAGTTCCGATAATCTCACCTTGCATGATTTTTCCTGCTTTTCCAGAAGCTCAACCAGTTCCTTTGCTTTCTTTAAAATTTCACTATTATTCATATCACATTTCCTCCTGTTTCATAAAATCTGGAATCTCTGGTTCTTTACCTGCTGCCGGGACCGGTTCTTTCTCAGCCGTCTGGACAACTTCTGCGACTGTTGACTGTTTCGGCTGTTCCTCGATCGCCATTGGTTCTGGAATGAATTCCTCTTTGTTGGCATTCTGCTCGATATCATATGCGACATCAGCTACAAAAGCATCATCTTTTGAAACTGTTTCTGTATCATCGTCCGCTTCCTGCACAAAAATATCGCCATGAGTGTTGATGATCTGTTTTAAGACACGATTGACAACAGTTTTCTTTGCCATCTGGTCAGTAAATTTTTGATGTGTACCATTTCCATTTTCCTTGTACCCGAATCCCTGTAGCCAAGCTTGTTTAATCTGTTTGATATTCATCACTTCCAGATGCTTTGTTCCGTCTTCCATCAGTACAACTGCGTATGCTCCAAGGATTTTTTCATTATCAATATTCATAAAATCCTGTTCATGGGAATCCAGAACCTTATTTCCGTCTTCAATATGATATTTGAATTTATCTCCCTGGTATATAATCTCTGCGTGAATATCTTTCATGCCGTATCTTCTGGCGATTGTAATGTTTCCGAAATAGGATCTCTGGAACTGGCACTGACTGCCGTAAGAGATGAAATACCCCTGTTTTTTCTGAACTGACAGACCAAGTGTTGCCATATTCATAAGGCTATTTGCAATGCTAATCTGACTACAAGATTCCAGGATCGGCTTGTTATTTCTGTCTTTCGTTTCCTTGAGTACCAGATATGCTCCCATAAGCGCATTACTGAGATTGTAGTCTTTCGGAAAAGAAAGACCATATTTACATTTTTCTTCAAGCTGTTTGGTCAGTCCGTCAATAAAATGGTTGTTAATTACAACTGCTGCCTGCTGTTCTCCTGCTGTTGTTACCTGTGTTTTGTTTGCCATAACAATTCTCCTTTTCTATTATTCACAATAAGTTCTATTGCAAAACGGGCACCCTGTAATCAGGTGATTTCCAGCGTTTTCAACCGAGATGCCGTGAGTTTCTTTGCCATATCTGGTTCTTCCATTTTCGGAATAGATATTCTGACGGCAATCCCAACAGATACCATTTCTTGGTGCAAAATGTGGATAACCTTTTTCCATGCAATATTTTTCCTGTGCTTTTGTTGCTTTTGAAATGTCATAAGTTTCTGCCATTTTAATTCTCCTTTTCATTATTTTTAGTTTCTTTCGTTACCGTGTACTTTCACATGGTTCTTAAACCTCAAACACGGTATTTAGTGAGTGGATATCCCCCTCACTTTTCGGTTGCGAAATCGCCTGTGACTTGAATAAGTCAATTTTTTTCTGCTATTCTTAAACAGATATATCTTTTTATATCGGCATCGGAACAGCTAGGCTGTCGCCAAACAAGTTTCTAGCTGTTCCCTTTTCTTTAAATTCCTTTTACTTCCAACTCACCCTCAGAAACCTTGAGCAAAATCATCTGTGTATCTAATTTGGGAATCCTGTCCGAATTTACGCTTTCGGTATCATCGACCCAAACCGGGAGTCGTAAGTCGTTCATCTCCTGAAGCCCCATCACAAGGTCAATGTCGCAAAGAATCCGGTCGCTGTGATTCAGACCGTTTGCGTAATCAATGCCATTGCAGATCATCCGGCAAGTTTCCATCGGTTCTCCGTCCTGTGTGTAGTCAAGGAACTGGAAGTGGAAGTGTTTGAAGTGCGGATTAATCACTGCTGCCAGTGCCTTATTTTTCTCAATGGAATAGTCAGTCAGCTGATCTACTTTCTGCTGAATATCCGCCTGTTTCTGTGAAAGTTTCTTCTGCTCTTCCTGTAGTGCTTCAAGGCTGTCGGCTTTTTCTTCAAGCCTTGCAGTCTGAGTTTTAATCTTGGCTTCAACATCTCTGAGCTTCGCTTCCAGAGAGTGACGGTTGTTGCTTAACAAAATCCTGTCATTTTCGCTGTTTCCGATTCCGTTGATGCTTTCTTCCAGTGCTGAAATTTTGTCGCAAACAGCCTTGTATTCCTCATCACCAGACATATCCGGTTTTGGAATCGGTTTCTCCGTTTCCTTTTCTGTTTCTGCGATTTCAAGTGCCAGAGATGTTATCTCTTTCTTGGCAGCTTTGATAGCTACTTCAGCTTCTTCCTTTGCTTTATTCGCTTTTTTTAATCCCTCTGAAGCTTCGTTGCCGTCCTCAGTGATATACTCCAGTTTGGTTCGTTTGTTTTTCTCAAACTGTTCTTTCTCTTCTAACATTTTGGAGATTCTGGTCTGTTTATTAAACTCAAACTTTCGCTTTGCAGCCTCTTCTGGAAGCATCTGTCCGCAAGTCGGGCAAACAGCTGATGCCGGATCAAATTCTTCTCCACGGATTGCAGTAAGTTCGATATCTCCGCCCCACTTCTCTTTTAATGCTTCTGTATATTTGCTTTTGGCCTGTGCCAGTGCTGCCTTATGTCGCTCAATCCCTTTGCTGGCGTGTTCCAGATCTATTCCGGCAAGTCGTAACTTGTTCTCAGCATTTTTCTTATCGGATTTCAGTGTACATAATAAGGAAGTTATTCTGTCGTGATTCTCCCTGGCTGATTTTTCGGCTTTCTCAACCAGTGCGTCCCTTGAACGCTTCAGTCCTGCCAGTTCGATAGACATCCGGTCGTACTCTCTTGAAGCATCGCAGAGCACTTTCTCCTGCTTCTCGTTTTCTTTCAACAGGTCAAGAAGATCGTCCCTCTGCGCTGGAAGTGTTTCATCGCACTCAATCTGTCGGTTCTGCTCCTTCCTGATCTGCTTTGCAATATCATCAACATCTGACTTTGCTTTTCTCAGGTCTCTTCTGCGGGCTTTTAAGATCTCTTCGATAGAATCTCCTTCCACACCTTCATTCTTTATCCATTCATATTCCGGATGCTCTGCTCTGAACTGTGATTCACTGAATCCAGCTATTCCTCCCAGCGTTTCCCTTGCTTTTGCTGTTGCTTTCTGGATCTCGTTCAAAAACACTCTGGCATTGCTGCACATGGCAATCGTATCAGGAACAGCAATCCTCTTGAGAATTTCCATATATTCTGTTTTGTTTCTCTTAATTCCGTTGACGTAATATTCGACCGTATTGGATGATTTTCCTTTCTTGGTCTTTTTCTGGACAACATATTCTGTTCCGTCAACATCAATAACAAGTTCTCTCACGACCGGATCATCAACTTCTTCACCATCGACTTTCCGTCGAATATTGTTCGGAAGCGTTCCGTCTGCCAGCTTTCCGGTCAGGACATCAAAATATGCGTCCATCAAGGAAGATTTACCCTGTCTGTTTCTCCCAGAAACCTCTGTTCTTTCTGAGAAATCAAGTTCTATTGCTTCAAACCTTTTATAATTTTCAACGATCAGTTTTTTCAAAGTTACCTTTTTCATCTTTGATTTCCTCCATCTCTATTACCGAAACTTCGTATGCTGTTTTTCTAACATAAGAACCATATGACTGCTTCTTCCAATAGTCACGGCTCTGCATACGTCCCTTTAATCTAACTTTTGTACCTACTTTCCATTCAGAAGCTTTCACCGCCAGATCTCTCCATGAAATACAAGAAATATATTCTGACCGTCTGTATCCATTGATTGCCACACAAATTTCACAAAGTGTCCTTCCTAACGGCGTTTCTCTCAGCACTGGCTTCTTGCAAATATTTGCAGTCATTTCTACTGTATTCACAAGAAGCGTTCCTTCCGTGCTAACATCATATGCTTCCAGATACATATACTTTTTCTCTTGGTGGTCCGCTCTGACCCATTTGGAACGGATTCTTCCCGAAACCTTTATCCAATTCCATTCCCGGAACGTACCTTTGAGTCTGTTTGGGATTTCAACAATGATATCGTCCGGTGTTCCGCTAAAGCGGTCACTTCTGACGACTAGAAAGCTTTTGCCCTTCCTTGGCTTAAATTTGACTTCCGCCGAATCAGTTACGAATCCGGTCAATGTTGCTCTGTTTAAATCTTGCATTTCTATTCTCTTTTTCCTTCCTTTTAATGTCGTGCACGAAGTCGTTGATTTTAAGCATCACTGCCAGTCCGGCTGTACTCATTAAGATATAATCCAATGCCAGAATCGTGAGTGCGTCCAAATCAGTCACAGCCCAGCATACTGCAAAGAACACGATTGCCAGGCCGGAAACTCCGAACACTGCAAGCCCCTCTAAGTAAGTTCTCATTATTTTCCTTTCCCCAACAACCCCATTGCCAGCACTGTAGTCAGCAGAGCAATGATTGCCAGATCTTTGTTTCTTGCTTCTTTCTCAAGATCTTCGATAATCTCAGAAGCAAGTGTTTTACCAGTTTCCTTAGTGATTTTAGACATTAAAAATGCCCTCCTGTGTTTTTATTTGTCAAATACAAGAAGGTATGATATAATCATCTTGTATTTAACTTACTCAAGCTAAGTTAGATACATGCTCCGGTTGGTGTTCCTGCACCGCCGGGGCTACTTACAACTTAAATGCCTAACATGGCAGCCAGAACGTTTTTGTTGACGTAATCGCTATCTGAAGCGTCAAGATAAGCTTCAACAGCTTTTAATCTGCCTGCCAACAGGGCGTATTCTTCTCCAATGGTCTCCGGGATGAAATCCACGGAGCTTTCTTTTTCTACAGCCATCAATCCTATTCCTCCTTTTCACAGTATGGACACGGGGCATTAAGTAACAGGTTATTCAGCACCGCTTTTACAGATACAAAGTTTTCTTCCATATCACGTAATGCTTCACACACGTCGTAATATTTTCTACTTCCTTCAGCCGTTGTGATGCCGACGCGTATCATGCGATATGCTCCTAACTTTTCACTGTTGAAAGCATTACATTCAAAGCGCACAAGTGCTTCCGGAACTGTGTCCTGCGCTTTCCGGCACATTCCATATAAGGTATCAGCATAAAGGTTAAATTTCTCTGCTTTTGTCATTTGTCCGCTCCCATCCCGGCGTTTACCGCCTTGAAAATCATCTGCTTTGTTTTTTCCTCTCCAAACGCTTTGGAAAAGGAACTGTAGGTACGAGATATGATTTCCGAAAGATCATGGATAACTTCGTTTCCCGCACCGTTGATTGACACGTTCCCTTTTTCGCATTTAATCATTTTCTTTTTCCCCTCTCTTTTTTTGTGGTATACTCTCCTTATGGAAAGGAGGTGTTTGTTTAATGGTGTATTCTGGCTTTTGTATAAAACAGAATAAGGATTATTTTGTTGAATTTACTCAAATTTCCGTTTCTTCTTTAGAAGATAAGAGTCCAATATCTATTAACGGAAGATTGAAATGTAAATACGCCAGTTTTACAGGTTGTTGTAATCGTGCCAGCGATTGTTCAATTCTGCAAAACCTCAGCAAGTAATCCTCACGGCTCTCTGAAATATGGGAGCCTATTCTTTTGTGCCAAACTCAACGGGTGTTTTCTGCCCTTTGAATTTGATGCTTTCGATTTCTCCGATGCCTTTCTGGTTTACCTGCAACGTCTGCAAGTCTGTGGATAAATTTAAGGCATTCAGATCAATTGAAAGAATAGGAACGGAATTACCAACTCCCTGTTTTAATTCGAAGCTTCTTACTCCCTCAAGTTTGCGACCGTCTACAAGGATTTCTGTAAACACTCCCTGTTCTTGTTCAACCTGACGGATTTCGATTTTTGATGCTTTCATATGTCTCCTTTCTGCTATGCACAATACCTGATTTCGTACTCAGTTACGATCTTCGAGAAAATCTCTCGTAACTTTTTATCATCGTCAATGATATCCATTTTGTTGAGCAAGTTAATCTCTGTTTTTGTGCAGCCACTTTCTGCCATTCGATTTCGCTTGTTTCTTAATCTCGTATTCAGATCACATCCGGCACGGTGTTCCAATTCTGCGTACATCTCTGTTCGCAACATTCTAAACTCTGCTCCGGCACCCTTTTGTATGCGATTGAATTTAGAATTAATTTCTGAACGCCAGTTATCAAACACTGGTTTGACCGCTTCTTTGATGCTCTCCGTAGTCGCAACAGCTTTATCCGCTGTTTCTTTGGCAATTAAGATCTGTCGGTCTCTTTCTTTGTCAGCAAGTTCTTTCTCTACCATTTGTGAAAGCAACCCCTGCAACATTTGAAGTTCCGGTGACAATGCTCTTTTTACAGTTTCTTTGGTTTTGAAATATCCATTCACAAGCTGCCTCTGAACATCCCACGCTAAATCGTCTGTGAAAGACTTTACTAACATTAGATATCCTTGTTCTGTAATGAAAGCCGTCCCCCGTGGATTTACTGCATCAATTCCAGATGTCCGTTTTTCGGACATCCCAGTATTTTCAAGGTCTGATGGTTTCAAAACAAAGAAATCTTCACCTTCGATAAATCTGTTCCTATTATCCGAAAATCTCTTTCTTGCCGTTCCATCTGGTCTGCCGTGTACCATGTCAATGTCTTTGAATGTAACCACACGCTGACCGTTGTACTCTTTTATGGAAATGTCCGAATTTCCGATGTGTATTAATTCGTTCATCTTTCTCCTTTCTTAATCGCTGTCTATTGCTTCTACTTCTTTTTTCGTAGAAGTGTTTTCAGTGCTGTCGATAACTCCGTTCATGTATCCAAGCAGATAATTCTGCTTTTCAACTGGAAGTTTTCCAAGACGTGATGTTACATCTTTAATAAGTTCACGCTTTTCTTCAGACATTAATTATTCCCTCCTTTCGAGTAAACATTTTATTGTTCCTTTTGTTTACCTTGTAAACACAGTATAGTCCCTGAGTAAACATTTGTCAAGTCTTTTTTGTTGACTTTGTAAACAATTTATGGTATTATAATTACAAGAAAGGAGGTGATCATTTTGAATGGCAGACTTAAGGAATTAAGAAAAGAACTTTCATTAACGCAACAAGAATTTGCTGATAAATTAAATATTAGTAGAAACTTTGTTGCACAGATTGAAATTGGAACTAAAGTTCCTGGCGAGCGAACTATCCAAGATATTTGCCGTAAATTTAAAGTCAATTATGATTGGCTCGTGAACGGAAATGGCGAAATGTTTCAAGACGATGGTGATGCGCAGGCTATCGTCGATTCGGTAATGACTGGGGACAATGAATTTGCCAAGAAAATTCTCGTGAAGTTCGCAAAACTCAGTGAAGAGCGTTGGAAGCAACTTCAAGAAATCCTAACAGAATTGGAAAACAACTAAAAAAGGGCCGGAGGTTAAAATCTCCGGCTTTTTTATATTTTTACTATGCGATTTTGAGTTTAGGTGGTATAATATATAAAAATTCAAACAAAGGATGAATCACCGTAATGGCAAGAAGAAAATCAAGCGGTTGCAGCTCTGATATTTTCGTATGGTTGATAATAATCGGAATAATCGGGGCAATATCAGATGCAATAGTAAAGCATTGGAAGCTTATTTTATTAATCGCAGGTATCATATTAATTATTTTACTAATCTATTTTTCCCGTAAAAATTCAGATATTATAGAAAGCGCTCCTGTAAGTTTTCGTCCGCACATTGCACATGGCTTAAAGCTAGATGCAGGATATTACAATGCTGGACATGAGATTTCTGCTGGAATATATGATATAAAATGTCTTAAAGATGGAGGAACTGTTAAGATTTCGCCAGATTTTAACGTGTTTCTGGATGTTGGTGAAGTTTTTAAAAATGTACGTATTCCTTCAAACAGTATGCTATCTATTCCTGTCGGAATGACTATTGATTTATTTAATCGTAGAGAAATATACGATCTCGTGGAAGATAAGTCTGAAGTACCAGATGAGGTGCAAATCGATTCATTAAATATAGACACGATGGACGGGCATGATTTCGAATACTTTTGTGCCAGTATTATGAAAAAGAACGGTTTTGATACAGCAGAAGTCACTAGATCAAGTGGAGATCACGGGGCGGATATTATCGCAACGAGAAACAATGTAAGATATGCCGTTCAATGTAAGCGTTGGAGTTCAGCCGTGGGTAACAAAGTCGTTCAAGATGTGTTTTATGCAAAAGAAGTTTATCATTGCCATGTAGGAATCATAATTACAACCAATACATTTACTCACGCCGCCCGAGAAGCAGCCAAAGAAGCAGGAATCGTATTGTGGGATGGTGATTTCTTGAGAAAATACATTTCTCAAAATGATAATTCTGGTTCCTTAGAACAAGCTCCTGCGAATGAAAATGTATTTATACCGCAAGCTCCGGAAAAACAATTGCCTAAATCAGAAGGAGGTCTAAAGATGTACGATACAGAAAAGGGTTTATACCCACCTGGGAAGTATGTGACTGGGAAGACGCTTCCACTTGGAGGATATGTATTAAAAGCATACAAAAACGAAGAAGGATACGTTTACTTTTATAATTCTATGGACGATATGCTCAGTGAGCAAAATGAATTATCATATCATGCTTTTGACGATGATTATTTTATTTCCGTTCCGGAAGAAGGAAAATACATTTCAATTGAATCAGCAGATGTTCAAAAAGTGATTTAAATCAAAAAGCCGGGGACAATATTTCCCCGGCTCTTTTTATCTTATTCTTTCAAATAGAGGTAAACCAACAATTTATAAACCCTTTTCAATATGTATTCATCATTAACCTTATCTAAAAGTGCAATAATCTTCTCTTTATAGCCCATATAGCATACCTCCCGATCAGCTTTATACAATAATATATGTTCGGTTAGTGGGAAATATTACTCCAAACATTTGTTCTGTTTTTACTATACTCCCACCTCAATGCAATAGTACGGACTGCGACAAGATATTTGCTCTCGGGAATTGCCAGATATAGGTTAGGATTTTCGTGTTCTCAAATATAAACTTCGTGATCGCAGAATAAATTATGCTTTTGCAAACAATATCCTTAGTGTAATATACCGGCGTATTAGTATGGACTGCTCTGCACGCGTCTGAAACATGTTTTTGAGTGTTCTCCAGATGCATGCTTTCCTGCACGTTTGGAAACTCAACAAGCATGTAACGAACGCTAGTGTTTATCAATACGGCTGCGAGTATCAATATTAAGAGTATTTTCGTTTTTTGTTTCATCAAATCACCTATCTTTTATGGACTGACCGCCGGATATTTAAGCACTTTTTTTATCACAGGAGAGCAGCTTTGATAAATTTCCGGCAATTCAGCCCATTTACAGTATTAAACTGCTGTAGTATAATGTCTGTATAAACATCATCTACATTATATATTCTACAACATTTCACTATAAAAATTGGTAAATTGAATAAATAGTGTGTTTTCGCATAATAAAAAAAAGGGTGTGATATAAATGCGAATAGCAATACTTGACGACAATCAGCTTGACATTGATTATTTCAAAGCAAGGGCCGAGTCATTTTTGAAGAAAAAGGGTGACCGGACGTATCAGATTTCAGAATACACCTCTGGCATCCCTCTTGTGGATGACGTGAAAGACGGTGAATGGTTTGACTTAATCGTGTTGGATATCATTTTAAAAGACGGTGAAAATGGTGTTGATGTAGCATATAAGTTACGTGGCTCTGGTTACTCCGGCAGTTTGATGTTCTGGACAGTTAGTGGCAGTTATATGCGTGATGCTTTTGACGTTCGGGCAGCGCAGTATGTTATCAAAGGGCATGAAAATGGAAGGGTGTTTTCCGTAATTGATACTACGCTCGGAAGATTGAAAGAACGGATGCTTACTGTAAAATTCAAAGGTGATTTCCACAGGGTTTTCTTCAGAAACATCGAATATATAGAAAGCCGTGGTCAAATGTGCATCATTCATTGCACGGACAGGCATCAGTACGGCTTTTACCGGCGTCTGCATGAGATAGAAAAAGTTCTGGATCGGCGTTTTGTCCGGTGTCACCGCAGTTATATCGTAAACATGGATTACATCGCAAACATTGCATCTGACATCAAGATGATTTCTGGTGATATCGTTTCAATATCACAGAACCGAAAAAGAGAAATAGAACAGATATATCAAAAATATCTCGAAGAGTAAGAAAAGAGTCGGGTTTTTAGGCCCAACTCTTTTTGACTTTTGACCGTCCGCTCGTGCCGCTGCTAACAGCCCCCGAATTGGGACATACAGCTCTTCCGTTCATGCACGGTGGAATCAGTCTGCACTCTTCACTTGTGCGTAGCCACACAGGAAACTTTACATCATAAGTTCAATCCCTGCGTGACTATTGATAGTATAACCTGTTTTGAAGGAAAAATCAATCAGAACATTATTTGGTGCAAAAGCCCCAAAGATTAATTCCAAGGGGCTTAATTCTTACACTTTTTTGATGTATTTTGCGGAAACAAATCCAAAATACTTTCCGGCAATGCGGATGTAGTACCAGGAACTACCGTTACTTGCCTTTTGAGTGAAATTCATAACATCAACCTTGTTCCCTTTGTTTAACGTTGGGTACTTTTTGATGTTCGGGTATTCTGCCCCAGCCCATGTGCGGACGTTCAGACTGGAAGCTGTGACCTGTCCAGTGTACAACCTCTGGTTCTTGTCTTGCTTTTTGGCGATTGTTGTTGCAGTTGCAGCCACATTTTTTGCCCCGTCAACAGCAAGGTACTTGGTAGCGGCCCAACCGATTCCAATTCCGGCTACCTTGATTCTAGTCCACGCGCCGGACTTTTCTCCGTTGATCTCAACACGGTTTCCTTTGTTGATTTTTCCGAGAACATATCCGTTCGGGCTTTCGCGGACATACAAATCGTCTGTTGCGGAAGTGGCTGTGCCAGTCGCTTTCCAAGCCGCAGTCTGCCCCTCACTTCCCCAGTCAATCCAAACATATCCGTCAATTGCAGAATCATTGATAGCGTAGGATTTGTTGCGTACAGCTCCGCCATTTGCTACCACGCCGGCAGCACTGGAAGTGTTCCCCTCGTTGGTATATACGACACTACCATTGAAGCTGCGGACAGAGCCAACATGGGAACCGTTACGGAATATGATCAACGCACCTACTTTTGGCGATTTGTGCCATGTTCCATTGCTCTTTGCGTGATTCGTGATGCTCTTGCAGTTATAGAATCCACCGCCCATAATCTGCAATGCTCTTGTGATTCCCAGAACATTAACCAGTTTCCAGAACTGATACTCTGCACACCATGGCTGAGCCTGGCAGCCCGGCTGTCCCCAGGAATTTACATCACGAGCAAATCTGGTGTAATTATTGTATCCGGCATTTTTTTTAAAATCATCCAGATAAGCATTACTTTTCTTTTCCAGGTATCCGCCGTTTGATGCGTAATAATCACCAAGTTCTGTGAATTTTTGTAATTTTGTTTTGCTCACTGTTGTTTCTCCTTTCTGCGTTGCTCCTCTATAGTCCTTGTAGAACACATCCATATCAACATTTCCGCTGATTCCAGATACTTTTCCTTTGCTTGAATACTGCCAGCCCACACCGACAGACGGACGTAACCTTTCTTGCACAGAACCATTATCATCCGCCGGATATCGTGCAATCCAGCACTCATACTTTCTGAGTGCATCAGTCAGGACGTTTTTGTGCCAGTCCATGTTGCAGTATATGCCGACCTTATAACCGGCTTTTTTCATCCTTACCAGAAATGCAACTGCAATGTTCTCGATAGCCTGTTTGCCGAGTTTTCGCTGATTAGACCACTCAAGGTCGTAGAACACTGGAAAGTCCAGTCCGCGTCCGTTGAGCGCGGCGATCACATCTTCCGCTTCGTCAATAGCCTGTGCCGGCGTCAGGGCATATGAATACTTGTACCCGCCGATAAGGATTCCGTTGCTCTTGCATCCTTTGTAGTTGTACTCGAATGAGCCGTCAACGCCGGTTTTCTGATGTACTCTCAAGATTGCGAATTTGATACCGGTTTTAGCTACTTTCGACCAGTCCGGTTTTCCCTGATTGGATGATACGTCAATTCCTTTAATCTCCAATTCTGTCAACTCCTTTCACATTTTAATCCACGTTTCTGCGTGGAGAACGCACACTCCATTGGTAGCTTTTTATGAAATTTTTAATGAACTAAATGGGAAGACCAAGAATTAGCTACTGTTAATCGACTATATTATTTGCGAAGTCTTTCCATTTTGCCCAATTAGCCATTTTCCAGACTGGCTTCATTTCTTCCGGAAATAATACGATTTTGCATGAATTTGAATTACGGTAAAAAATAATTCCAGATCCATATTTATATTTCTCACTAATAGGAAGATCATTCCCTGCATAGTTAGCACCAGAGAGGTGGAACAGAATGCACGTGCCAGATGAAGCTTTGCTTATCAAGTCCTGTATATTGGTCACGTTTTCTTCCAAGGCAAGCTTTGAGGTTTTACTATTTAATTCATTTAAAGCCCCCACCACGGACTTGTTATTGGTCTGCAAGTTACTAATGACCGCATTGGTCAATTTACCGACAATCCAGTTCCAGATTCCGCTGAATGGTGAAAGCTTGTTTGCCTTCGCCGCCGCATCATAAATCATCAGTGTGTCGTTGTCCGCCGGTGTTGCTTTCTGTGTGTACTCGTTAAATTTACCCATTACTGTAATCTCCTTTCTAATTCCTTAATACGTTTCTCTTGCTCGTCAACCTTTGCACTGAGTTCCTGTATCGCTTTAATGGCGTACTCAGTCAGAAGCAATCTGTCAATCTGCTTTGCGTTTATGCTTCCATCTTCGTTATATCCGCCACCAAGTGCAAGCAAGGAGTCTATCTTTTCCAAATCATCCGCAACAAGTCCAAGTGGCTGATGAACGCCGTTTTCCTTCCAATCGAACGAACACACCGGCATTTTGCAAACTGCATCAAGAGCATTCACTTCGCAGTCTTCAAAATTTTTCTTTAGCCTAACATCGGAGGCGGAATCATTATACAACTTTCTCAAACTATAGTTGGTTGACCCCCATTGCGCCGATATAGTTAACGCTGCCTTTCCAGATTCTACCGATGATGACAAGTGCGCTACTCTATTTGTTGCATTAGTTACTGACGCCACGGGTCTTCTTCGTATGTTTTGTCCTGAATCTTCTACGCCATAATCTTTAAATGTAAATTTTCCGGTAACATAAGCGTCTTTTAATGCCGTAGTCCCCTTAACGGTTACATCGCTCATAGCCGTAAGATAGTCGGTATATATCCGAATCGTGTCGTTTTGATATTTCACAACATAACCGTCGCCGGTTCCTTCCTGCCAAAGTCTAATAACACCATCAGACACATCCTGTGCGTATAATCCGTACTTTCCAAGCATCAAAGCCTTGTAGTTCTTTGCGTCTGTATAGCCCGTATACAATCGTAATCCGGCAGTGTTAAGCGAAACCATTGGGTTTCCGGTGTTCTTGTTGTGCACAACATATCCGGTGTACCCTAATCTTGATATCAATGTTCCGTTTTCATCGTAAATTTTCAGCTGACCGTTACCGTTATTTACGCCACCAAGGCTGATAACACCACCTTTCATGGCATTGAAAGATATATACAGTGTCGTGTTTCCACTCTCATCCTTGCCATAATACAGACCCTTGAACTTTCCGCCGTCTGATAGGATATCAACTATCTGTTCCTGTGTCAGTGATGCCACATCAACCGCCACGGAAAACGTCTGATAGTCCGCAAGCTTCGTTTTTGCCTGGTCAAAATACAGCGAAACCTTGAGCATATTGTGAGCCTTGAGCGACAGGTTATTGACGTTAATACTCAACCGGTCAAGTGCCGCAGTCTGCGATACCGTGAGTGCCGACCATGTAGCGCCGTTGTCGGTGGATTTTTCAAGCTTCCACCAACCTTTTTGCGTCTGTGCAATCTCGCCGTTTCCATCCCTGTAGAAAGAATCCACAATGAGCGGCGCCGGTGTTATCTTCTTATCTGCCCCCATCAGTAACACATCTGCATTACTCTGGAAGAAGTAAGTCCTTCCGGCATTTCCCTGCTCGCCTTTGATTTTCGTCCAACTGTATTTTGTCGGGTCAGTGCTGTCATTCGGTGTGTAATCGGTGTACTGCCCGATATACAGTTTATTGACGCTATCATCCACGGAGAAACCTGTTCTACCATCAGCGCTATTCGCGTATGCGATGTGGAAGTACGGTGTCTTTCCGTCCGCTCCCGGTGTTCCCGGTACACCCTGTGCACCATCCGCTCCCTTAATCAGTGACCAAGTGTATTTCGCCGGGTCAGTGCTGTCAGCTTCCACGAAATCCACGTACATGCCGATATATTCACGGTTTCCGTCAGATACCGAAAAGTCTTTCGTTCCATCCGCACTGTTGGCATAAGCAAGGTGCGTGTACTGTGTCTTTCCGTCTTTACCGTCTTTTCCCGGGATGCCGTTCGCTCCGTCTTTGCCGGCGTACTGTTTCGCAAGCGAAAACTGTTTCGATACGACAAGGTTATTCAGATATGCAGCCTTGATGTTCACCCATCCGCTGTCTGCGGTCAAGCCGGTGACGGTGTACGTCTTATTCTCCTTATTCCAATGTCCCTGTATGTTCTGCGACGTCGTAATCGTATACGTACAGTTATCCGTGATATCCTGTGTACCGTACATAACGGTCGCTGTTGTGGTGCACTCCGGGAACTCTGTATAGTTACCGTCGCTGTCAACTGGGATACCCTGATAGTCGTTATCAAGCTGCATGGTCATGTTTCTGGCTAGAGATGCAGCCTCAAGAGCCTCTTCTGCTTTTGTATCATCGGTATATTTATTCAGCTTCTGCCAATCTGACTGAACATAAGATGCTCCCTTTGCTCTTGAAACTGTACAGGTAAGGATATCTCCACCTTCATCTTCACTCTGCGACCATAAATCACCGATATCGTAAGGTGGCTGCGGTTTTGTCACAAACACTCTACGCTTATGATCTGCGGTATCCTGTGCGTCCTCAGCAGCTTTCATAGCTTTCGTGATATCGGTATCTTGTACCAATGTCCAACCCCACGTTGCTCCGTCCTGCATAAAACGATATGCGTAACCGGTTGTTTTATTAAAGAACAAATCACCGATGTGCTTCTTTCTTTCTGCTGCACTTGTCCAGTCTGATGCAGGTTTGTTTTGGAGTGTAGGTTCATAATCGTAGTAGAACGTTTCAATCTGACCGTCTATCTGGTCTTGCAACTCTCCCAGTGAACCAGTTACCGTTTCGGCGTAGTCAGACAGTTTTCCGTCTGAATAATCCTTACTCTCTTGGAGATAATTTGCAAATGTTTGATTAAGGGATTTTCCCCCACCAATTTGAACACTTCCGTCGAGATATACGGATTTCGTGTCCATATCCACAGAAAAGATGATGTTTCCGTCGGCGTCTGTTACCGTGATTGCTCCGGCATTAATCCAGTCAGCATTAACACCAACAGCGTTCAAAATCCTTACTATCGTATCTCCATCAACGGTCATTCCGCCGTTCCATGTTTGACCACCATCTGTCGAAACGCCCCATGCTTCTGCGGTCATCTTCCATACAGCCTGCGATTCTGCAAGTGTGGGTTTATCATGCAAATAAAAAATCTTGCTACCGTCCTGCTGAGTCTGGACCGTGGTATAAACACCGGTGGAATTGTCCAGCCGGTCTTTAAACTCTTGCAATGCCTGCTCTCGGTCAGTCCGCTCTCTCCAAACGGACTTTCTGGCATCGACAGCCGCTTGCGTTACAAGTGAATAGGTCTTTGAACTATTCCGGGCTGCGCTTTCGGCATTGCAGGAAATCTGCTCAAACGACCCCGGTTGCAGCACGACGTTTGTCAAAAAGCTTTTATATTTTTCCCCTTTTCGGTCGGTGATTAAAACAGCATCACCGGCTTCGAGAACTATATCGGTCAAACATTCCGTTTCAAACGGCCGAAAAGACATACCGATGCATTTTTCACCGATTATACTTGCGACAACCTCTCCGGTTCCTTGCGGAATCAGTTTGTTTTCACTGATTTTCAGAACATATCCTTCTTCTCCATACAGATACGAACTCGCTTCTTCGTTTTCAGATGTGGATTCCAGATACTCTGTTACCTGCACACCAGTTATCACTACATCGTCCAGGTTCGGGGTAAAACCATTAGTGGATTTTATAACTACTCTGTCCGCATCAGCAATTTCCGTATCATACCATTTTATAGTCAATCTGCCGTATTTATCGCATCTGGCGTACTGGCATCCGATCTGACATACCCATGCTATAACTTGTCTGAAGGTCAGCGTCTCATCATCGGGCCTTGCTGGTATCTGATAAGAATCTTGATAGAAATTAAGCGTGTCCAGTGTTACTCCGCACACTTTGCAAGCATCCTGTATTATTTGTTTCCTTGTTGCTGGATACCTCAGCTTACTTGCTGAATAATCACGGTCGAACTTCCACATGTTATCTTCACATTGTAGTTCGATGATCGTAGTATTCTGGTACGGAGTATCTATGACCGTCATTGTGCATATTCGGATTTTTTCTATCAAAGCATTCTTATGTACTATGATTTCATTACCGACCGTATCCAGAATCTTATCACCGGTGGTATCGAGCAATGCACTGGTATCTTCTGACTCAAGTTCAATTCCTACATAGCAGATCACCGTAGCGTCTGTAAAATCATAGTCTGTATACTTTCCGTCAAAGTTATTGATTGACAGATTCAATGTGTTGATATTTGCGGACCCGATCTTGAAAACGTTGTCGTCAGACACGGAATCCTCAAACTTCATACCGTTTGACCAAAAATCAGCGTTGGTAAGATTGATAATCGTTCCATCCGTCAGCGTTATGTCTGCGTACTTTAAATAATTCCTGTTATCGTTATCCTGTTCATTCTTGAATCTGTTTGAAATATCTCTCAATCTCTCACCTCCTACTTTTCGATCAGGTCAAATTGCAATCCTTCCATTCGTTGATTTCCAATCCACCAACACTTAAAAGGAGCGGACCGGTCGCCAACATAAAAGGTTCGGACTTCGTGTTTGTTTCCAGACAAGAGATCGGGATATTCAACAGAAATGTACTCTGGGTTGACCGCCTGCACGATTTTGCAAGCTTTTTCCCATTCCGGTGCGTTCCAACCTATTTCCAGTTTTCTCTTTTGCCCAACACGATTCTTATGCATGATCGTATCGTCTGTTCTTCCGGATTCTGACGCTGATATATCCTGAAGCCCCCAGGTAAAAGAGGACGGACAAGGCATCGCTACACCATTAATTTTTATAAAAACGTCTGCCATTGAATAATCACCTCATTTTTGCGCATGAAAAAAGCGCCTATCAAAGATAGACGCTTTATGATTATTCATTATACTTTTTTGATGTAATATGATTCCATATTTTTACATATGATGTTCGGGCAAAAAAAGAAAGAACCGGAGATTTCTCCCCGGCTCTTTTATCTCTCCCATGTGTAAATATATGAATTATTTACATATATTTTGTATCTATCGGGAACGATATCTTCATCATTTAAATCAAACGGAAATTTAAATTCAACATAATCTGTATCTCCTGGATTTTCGACATGAGGATAAGCAGAATCGCATCCTACAATTTTATTGTTTTTGTAAAATACAATTCCTATTTGCGTCGAACTGTTCTTTTTCCCATTATTTCTTACTTCAACCATAACGTTTCCACTACCAAAATTTGAGTTATAGGTAATTCCTGGTGTATTTGTTATGATGTTGTAGGTCTTTTCAGTTTTAATACTTATCTTAAAGGAATCCCATGTCAAGTCACTGTTCCACCCTTGCATAGCACACTGGGAATGAGCAGCAAATGCGAAATTACGATCTTGGCTTCTGCCCACCATAACACCGTTCAAATAATATACAAAAGTCACTTCCATATCAACAGCATAATCATAATTATTTCTAAAAATTCCGACTGCTCCATACGGCGCCGATTCTGCATAATATGTTATGCTTCCTTTCGGCTTATTACTCCGATTTTTGACCGCGACTTTGCACTTAAATGTTTTACCAGACG